TTAGAGAATGGTGTTTACTCCTCGGTAAAGGCAGATTCACTCTAAATTTTCACTTCCTGATTTCTCTACATTTCTCCGCCGTTCGGGTTCTGTTAGTGCCTGTACCCCCTATCTTGTTGAGATTGATTCTCAATCTCAACAAGAATCGTGGCTCGTTGTTCGGGTTATGATAGCCCCCACATATAGTACCGTGAATCGTGAAGCATACCACATATCGTACCCCATATATGGTATGCGGTTCTCGATTCACCACCACATATAGTACCCCATATATGGTATGCCCTGTAGCGGTTCACGATTCGCTGTATGGGCTTTTTACTTTTTTGGCGGTGGTTGTCGGTGCGAGTGTCTGTACCTCGTACCGCTTATCTTACCCCACTAAAAAAGCCCCCTAATGGTGGGGGCTTCTTCTGGGTTGTGGGTTGTCTATTGCCAGTATATCGACCCTGCTAGGGCTAATCTACGCCAATCTTCAAGGGAAAAATTGTTTGTGTCATTGGCTCGTACGCATTCCATTAAATGATTTAAATGCATTCTTGCTTCTTCTTCTTCTTCTTTTTGCTCGGCTATTACCTTGGCTAATGCCTTACCACTTCCGCATTCTGCCCGCGCTACTCTATCCCATTCTTCGATTGTTAATCCGATATCTTCCGCCCCTACTCTATCTCTTACCAATCTTTGTAATTCTTCTAGTTGTCGTTGCTCGGTCATTTGTTTACCTCTTTCAGGGGTTGGGGTTGTGGAGTGTCTGTACTCCGTTGTTGTTATGCTCTTTATTATATCGTCATTTATGCCGTTGTCAAGTAGTGTATTGTATCTTTTTTACATTTTTTTTACATTAAAAAAGCCCCCATTTTTGGGGGCTTCTTCGTGTTCTGGGTTGTTGTTTATCTAAAATCGTCCTCGTAAAAATCTGCAAGTTGAGCGTCTAGTTCTTGCTCGTACTCGGCTGTGATATCTTCGATGGTTTCCTCTTCTGGTTGTTGTTGTTGTGCTTCTACCGCTTCCTGTCGAAAATGCTCACATAGTGTATCTGCGGTTTCATGGCAAGCGATACACATACCGCCGTATGTTATTCTTAGTTCATCTTGCAGAATGCTATCGGGCATCGCCATCGAACAAAGAACATAGTACAGGTTTGGTATGTCGCTTGCAATTCCTACTATTGCATTTGTGCTTTCGTTTGTTATCGTGTAGTGGCTTGCTGTTGGTTGTTGTCGTTGCTCGGTCATTTGTTTACCTCTTTCAGGGGTTGGGGTTGTGGAGTGTCTGTACTCCGTTGTTGTTATGCTCTTTATTATATCGTCATTTATGCCGTTGTCAAGTAGTCTATTGTATCTTTTTTTAGATTTTTTTAAATTAAAAAAGCCCCCATTTTTGGGGGCTTCTTGTGTCTTTACTTCTTTGTTTTCTTTTTGCGTGGCGTGTATACCGTATCGCCTTTTTGAGTTGTACCGAGAATCATATCGCTTGCCTTGCCTGCCTTGCTACTTGCTACGGCGATACACTTGTTGTCGTTCTTTATTGCTTTAAGCCATCCCTTTATATAAGCATCGCGGTTCTCGGTTACTGGTTGCGTATCTATACCAGTGATGCCACATAGGAAACTTGCTCCAAGTTCCGCCGTGAGTTCTTCCCTTGCATATTCTGGCGTACCGAATTGGTTTTGGATTTTTCGATTAAGGCGCGATTCATGACCAGTACTGTGTACCGCTTCATGGTAAAAAGTTGCGTAGTAGTGTTCGCTTGTTGTGAATGTATCAAGCGGTGGCATTTTTATATTGTCGTTCGCAAAATTGTACGATGCGCTTCCTTCTAATACTGTGATTTTTTGACCATCTAAATATGCCCGAATAGTTGCTTCACAAACTGCGTTTTTTTCGTTGTTGTCTTTGTCAGTCTTTACAACTTTTTTACCTGCAAGTTTATCAAGTCGCTTGGCAAGTTTTTGCAGTTCCGCTTCTGGTATGTCGCATTGCTCGATATTGTAAGCGTTACTATGTTTCATGAATGGGATTACTTTTTCCTTCTTGGTTGTCTTATCTTTAGTCTTAAAAAAGTTCCAGAACACTACAGGGCTTGTGTTATCTTTTTCGCCTTCTTTAACAGTTCCGCCGATGGCTCGAAGTTGTTTGTAGGTTAGCCACCACGGAGAAGCGTAGCCCATTAAAGATAGAAGCCAAGTGTTGATACCGTTGTATGCTTTTCCGCTTGCTACATTTCGGGGGAAACTTCTTGCTCCGCCCTCTTCGCTCCATGGTCGTACCCACGGGATGATATCGGCTTCTAATGCTTTGACCACTCTATCGGTAATCATTTGGTACATCTCGTTGTTCGTCATTTGTTTATTTTTCTTAGCCATTGTTCTTGTTTCCTATTCTGGGGGTTGGGGTTTGTGGACTGTTGTCCGTTGTTGTTATGCTCTTTATTATATCGTCATTTATGCCGTTGTCAAGTAGTCTATTGTATCTTTTTTTATTTTTTTTATGTATATATAGTATGGGGTAAAAACCGCCTTTATTGGGCTAAAAACGGGGTTCTGGTCTGGCTTGCCTTTAAAGGGGGCTAGAATGCCCTGTACGCCTTATCTTGCTGTCAATGACCCATGAGTCTATTTTTTTCGATACTGCCAGTACAGGCGATTCTCGAAAAAAATAGCCATTTTTAGGCTGAAAAGCGTGTTTCTCATTTGTCAAGGGGGCAAGGGGTAAAATTAGCATTTTTTTTTCAAAAAGTGTAAGATTTTTAAAAAGATATACAGGTCTTTTTATCTTCTTTTATTTTTTAAGAGGATATACAGGTCTTTTTATCTTTTATTATTAAAAAGGATATGCAGGTCTTTTTATCTTCTTTTATTTTTAAAAAGGATATGCAGGTCTTTTTATCTTCTTTTATTTAAAAAGGATATGCAGGTCTTTTTATCTTCTTTTATTTTTAAAAAGGATATGCAGGTCTTTTTATCTTCTTTTATTTAAAAAGGATATGCAGGTCTTTTTATCTTTTATTATTTAGGGGCTACAGTTTGCCTATTTTAACACTTGCCTTTTAAGGGGTCTAGAATGCCCTGTATGCTATATCTTGCTGTCAACGATGTACGAGTCATTTACACACCAACAAAGCCAGTACAGGCGATTCTAGGGGCTTTACTGAAAGCCCTGTTTTTAGCCCAAAAATGAGGGTATCGTTATTTTTAGCCATTTGGGGGGTATTTTAAAAAGGATATGCAGGTCTTTTTATCTTCTTTTATTTTTAAAAAGGATATGCAGGTCTTTTTATCTTCTTTTATTTTTAAAAGGATATACAGATACTCTTTTCTTTTTTTATTTTTAAAAAATGCAGGTCTTTTTATCTTTCATTTGCAATCAGTTTGCAATCAGTTTGCAATCAGTTTGCAATCAGTTTCCAATCAGCCCACAAAAAAAGCCCCTTGGGCGGGGCTTGCTTTGTTGGGTTGTCTTTGTTTTTTTATTGGTTCATTAGTTTATCCTGTAAATATAATAATCTGTGCCGTTGTATGTTACTTCGTTTTCTTCGCCATCATAAAAACTAATAAAATGCCCACGACCATCGGTACTTATTGCCTCGCTGATAAACTTCTCCATCCCTTGCCCTGCTTCCACAAGGACTACCAGTGCCTCGTTGCACCCCTCGCAAGAATCACCCCTTAAGGCGGTGATATGCTCCGCTTCTATTCCATCTGGGCAATACCAAGAGAGAAAGTCAGCATTGAAGCCCCATACCGTATTCCTAATATATTCCTCTGCTTTTTTGTCGGCATCCTCATCATCAAATACTAGATAATCCTCATTATCTAGCCATCTTTCTACCTCGTCAAGTGTTGCGGTATCATCGTTCAAGTGTAGGGCTAGGGCGTGTACTTCCTCGCTGAAGTTCATTTTATCGCTCTCGACTGTTGCCCCTTCTAGTTGTTTATAGTGTGTTATTCGTTCCATGTTTTGCACTCCTATTCTTTGTGCGTTTCGTTTCGTAACTGGTAAGTATTATACCATCATTTACGAGTTTGTCAATACATAAACTTAAAAAAATTAAAAAAGTTTTTTCTTTAAAAAGGATATACAGGTCTTTTTATCTTTTATTATTTAAAAAGGATATACAGGTCTTTTTATCTTTTATTATTTAAAAAGGATATACAGGTCTTTTTATCTTTCATTTGCAATCATTTGCAATCATTTGCAATCATTTGCAATCATTTGCAATCATTTGCAATCATTTTTGCAGGAGCAATCCCGAAGATTAAAAATGGTAGTAGAAGTGTTGTCATTTAGTTTCCAATTCGTCTACTTTAATGTCAACAGTGTATTCATTGCTCATAGAACAGCATCGTCCACATCTATATATTTTCATGCCTTCGGGGCTTAAAATTGGGTCGCTAGTGGCTCTATCTTTTAGTAACCTTAACGACATACTCCCGCAAAATACGCAAGTGTCGGGTTGTTTGGTTTTTTGTTTCATGTATTGCTCTCCTATTCTAGAGCGTTGTAGTGTCGTAACTGTATACATTATAGCAAGTATTTACCTACTTGTCAAGTGCCTTCTTAACAAGTTCTACAGAATCCGCCCCAAAATGCCCACCGATGTTCCACTGTGTAATTTGCTCCACTGGCGTACCGTATGCCCCGCAATAGTTTACGCCATTCTTCCAGTTGTAAAGGGTTGCTACAGTTCCACAAGGAAACTCTATAGCCCACTCTGCGTCCGTCTTGTCTGTTCCCTCTGATGGTTCTCCGAATACAGCCACAATGTCGCTGTAAGAGCATTCTACGCTACCTTTTAGGGATGTTCCGCCTATGTTGTCCGATTTTACAAAATCTAGTTCTGTCATTGTTTGCACTCCTATTCTTTGTGCGTTTCGTTTCGTAACTGGTAAGTATTATACCATCATTTACGAGTTTGTCAATACATAAACTTAAAAAAATAAAAAAAGTTTTTTCTTTAAAAAGGATATACAGGTCTTTTTATCTTTTATTATTTAAAAAGGATATGCAGGTCTTTTTATCTTTGTTTCCAATCAGTTTCCAATCAGTTTCCAATCAGTTTCCAATCAGTTTCCAATCAGTTTCCAATCAGTTTCCAATCAGTTTCCAATCAACATCGGCTTATCTACTTCGATGTCTTTCAGTGCTTCGTGTGCTTCTTCTGGTAAACAATCCGCCATGTTCTCTACATGGTTATCTCCCAAGAAGCCCCAACATGAGTCGGTTACTTCCCATTCGGTGTGGTTACAATCCCCACAAGTAGTGGATTCTTCAAGTACAAAACCATAAACATCACCACGAATAAAAGTGTCGTATGTTTCTATCTCGCCTTTTAGATACTTAACAATCATTTCATAAGTAACATCGGGATTCTGTAAGTGATTTTTAGCGTTCTCAAAACTGCACCATATCCACCCAATTTGACCACTATCCCAAGAACAAGAGAACGGTGAAGTGCTTATTGTGCAACCACCATGTTCATACATATAAACTGGGAGCATGACATAATCATCATCATCTTGGTTCGGTGCATCTTCGATTGATACGTCTTTATCAGACATATTGTAGTTACTGTGAGAACAAGCAAGAGTACCTAAATTACAACATTCTTCTCTTGGGGATTCTGCACTTTCATCATATCTAATTGTTAGTCGGTTCATTTTTTGCACTCCTATTCTTGTGCGTTTCGTTTCGTATCTGGTAAGTATTATACCAAGTGTTTACCTACTTGTCAAGTGGTTACTCGTCAATCCATATCTTAAATGTTCCATCGCTCTTGATTGTACAATTAACATGGCATACTTCTGCATCATAGTCTAATACTTCTCCAAGTTTACCACGCCCGTATGCTTTATCTCGTTCTTTAACACCATCCATTCCTTGTTCGATTGTGATGTTTAATTCATTTTCTTTTACTAAAAAGTGTGCCTTTCCTTCTTCAATGCAACAAGATATTTCTTCTTGAGTAAAAACCATAGGGTTTCCTTGCTCCGATTCATACCCCCCGCCGTTTCTAAATAGTTCAACATCAAAATCTTCGTTATTATCTTTTTGTGCTGATAAGTAAAGAGAACGATTTTCGACCATTCTTCTTCCGTACCATCCTGTTACTTTTTGCCTTGCCTTAGTAACATTGGCTTGCCATTGCTTGTTAAGTTGAGCGTAGTTTATTTTTGTAGAAAAATTGGTTGCTGTTTCGGTTGTCATTGTTTTGCTCTCCTATTCATTGAGCGTTGTGTTTCGTAACTGGTAAGTATTATACCATCTTTTACTCACTTGTCAATACATAAACTTAAAAAAATTAAAAAAGTTTTTTCTTTAAAAAGGATATACAGGTCTTTTTATCTTCTTTTATTTTTAAAAAGGATATACAGGTCTTTTTATCTTTGTTTCCAATCAGTTTCCAATCAGTTTCCAATCACTCTCAATCAGCGTTTCTTTCGCTTCTTGTTTGGTTTGAGTTTAATATCATAACCAAGAAAGTGTCGTTCCTTTTTTTTCATAAGTTCAATGCACTCACCCCTTGTAAGTGTGGGGTTCGCTCTTTGGTACATCCTCAGCATTGCCTCTACATTATTCATTTTAACATATAAATCGCTGTACATCGTTCACAGTCCATTGCCCATATTCTTGGGCTATCCTTTGGAAGCGGTAGTCCGAACATTACTTCTTTGTCTTTGTCTACATGGCTAAAGTCATCAATGTCATCATCTGGAAAAATGCTTAAAAACTCTTTTCGGTTGCCAAAAATTGAGTAGATAGTGCCGTCATTGTGCAACATCAAAAAGAAGTATTTACAGTCGGTAAGCCCTTCTTCCCACGCTATCGTTGGCTCTAACATCCTGTTACCATCCTCTTGCATAACAACCTTTACACCAAGTACAGGTCTACCCTTGTATGCCTTTTTTAACAGGTTACGCACCATCCGATACACGCCCATAGACATCGGTGGTGTTCTCTTGTTACCTTCTTCAAAGTACCGCCCTGCTGTTAAAAGTTTTGCTTCCATGTTTTCACCATCTCCCATCTACTGATTCTGCGTTCGGCAAGTAACTGCTCTTGCTCTTTGTCTTGCTTGGGCTTTTTTTCGCCCAATCTTTATCGTTGCAAGCAAAAATCTGAACAGTACGAAGAAACTTATCTTTTTCTTCTTCGTTCATCAAACCATTTTTCATAAGTCGGTCTGTAACAATTTCTCGAATGTCCATCAAGTCGGAATTGCTAAACCGTTGAGTATTGTGTACATCATTTATTGCCTCTGCAATAACTCCATGCAAATCTGCTCTTTGTTTTTCTTTAGCCACAATCTCTGCATCATTTATGAGTCGTTGTTTCAGTTCTGCTTCTGCCTTTTGCCGTTGGCTAAGGGCTAGAAGTTCTCTAGCATATTCACTGTCTTGTTTGGTGTGTGTCATGTTTTGCACTCCTATTCTTTGTGCTTTATTGTTGAGTAAGTATTATACCAAGTGTTTACTTACTTGTCAAGTACCTTACTAAACTTTTTTCTTAAAAAAAGGGAAGCAGTCGTTCGCCTTTAAGTATGTACCATCTATCTAGTTCAATTAAGAACCGCCTCAAATACCTTGTTGGTGGACGGTTTACTAGGGGTACGACCATTGACTGCCTCCCTATTCACTTGTCAAACTGCATTATACCATACCTTTACTTACTTGTCAAGTACCTTACTAAACTTTTTTCTTAAAAATAGTAGGTTACGCCTACCACTCGGATTCTTTTATACTCTGAATCACAGGGCGAGTTTTTATCATTTTATTGAAGTAGCCATATCTATTAAGTTCTGCACTTTAATCGTGTTTGCCTTCATCGGCATTCGGTTGTTATGTCTGGCATTTATTCCTAGCCCTGCACGATACTCTCCATCAGAATCAACCTGTACGGTTATTGTGATTAAGCCCAGTTCGGTTTGTTTCTCGGCTCTTATGGCTCTGCCTTCTGATTCACACTTACCCTTACCTTCAACCGTTAGTGGTTTTGCTTCGTAAGATAAGTCATATCTTTTTTGCATGAATCCCGATGCAATTAGTTGTTCTGCAAACACACTCATTCGTTGTTCTTCTAGTGTGATTGTATCTAACTTCATACGCTTCTCCCGATGTCTTAAAATATCCTCAGCCCACTGTTCAGTGATTGAGCGTTCTTCGTGCTTATTCCTACTATCTTTTGGTGAGGGAGCAAACACTTTAGAGTTCTTAAAAGTATAAGCAACCGCCTTTGTAATTGCGTCTTGTAATTGTGATACATCTTTAAAAGGGAATGCTCTCTTTACATCCTTCCCATACCCACTAACCTCTACCACGATTCTATGTATGTCTGAATCATTTGGTAGTTCAAATTGAATGTTGTTCATCTTGCTGTAAGAATGTCTGCCATAATGTACTTTGTATGCTCGTTCAAGATAAACTCTTACTGTGCTTTTCCTGCCAAACCTTTTTACTTTATCTTCTGCTACTACTCTGCCCCAGTGATACAAGCATATTGATTCGGTGTTGTTCTCTATTTTACTTGCTTGCTCAAAAACAAAACCATCTAAATCTTCTTTGGTTACTGTAATTGCGGGAGTTTCTTCTATGCCCTTAAGAGTTCCTCTGCCATCCCTCTGCCACCGAACAAGAATAGTTCCCTCTGTTGGTGTTGGTACATCCTTAATATAAGAATCGAACGATGTTCTTGTACCCTCTAGTTGTGTGAACAACCTATCCACTATCGTAGATACTTTTGTTCTTGGTTGTTCTGTTGTTGTTTCCGTAGTCATTGTTTTGCACTCCTATTCTTGTGCGCGTTGTTGTTGAGTAAGTATTATACCATACATTTACTTGTTTGTCAAGTATCTTGCAGTAATTTCTTTATCTTTTTCGATAACATATTCCATTACATCATCTATTACTGTTTCAAGTTCTGCACATTCTTCGCCATTAAACCAATTAAGCCCACTCTTTTTAACGCAAGATATGAGTATTGCTTCTACATTTATTGTTGTTCTTGCTTCTACAAGATTAAGAAGTGGTTGGAAGTAAGAGTTTACTTCTGTTGTTTCTTCATAGTCGTTATCATAGTTTCCTTCTGACCACTCGATAACATTACCCGCACCGTTATTCATAACATCGTAGTACAGTCTGCTTACTGCTCTTAATGTTTCACCATGAACAGTATCCGCTTCGCCTTGAGATGGAACAAGTTTCAGCCACAGGGCATCGTACTCTTTTTGATACTTGCCCTTGTCATTCCAGTATGTTTGTTCTGTAGTCATTTGTTGCACTCCTATTCTTTGTGCGTTTCGTTTCGTAACTGTGAGTATTATAGCATCATTTACGAGTTTGTCAATAGCAAAATGTAAAAAAATTAAAAAAGTTTTTAGTCGCGCATAGTATCATTTATAGCAATTAGTAAAACAGGAGCAATCCCGAAGATTAAAAATGGTAGTAGAAGTGTTGTCATTTTAGTTTCCAATCAGTTGCAACCATTACAACCATTGCAACCAGTTTCCAATCAAAGCAGAAGCGAAGCCCACGCCAATCCCCACAACGCAGGACTCCGCCTCTACTGAATAGGTTCATTGAATGTCCACCCCATCTTTGTAGTTGTCTTTAACATAAGTATCAACATCATTTTCGTCAATGTAGGTGGGGATAGTAAGAATCTTGCTACCTTTCAAACCTGTGTAAGTTTCACCATCATTTAACACTACTACTTGCATTTCTGAGCAGTTGTTATCCACCCAATCTTCTTCCATTAGTTCCCACAATGCACTGAAGTTCTTATACCACTCAAGTTGTTCGTCTGTTTTGTAGTTGCCTGATTGTGATTCTAAAGCACACATAGGTTCAAGACCATGTTTACTTTGAAACTCATCAAGAACAGTAGCCATAAGTTTGTGAAAATCACCACCGTACAGTTTTTGCAGTATTCCCATTAGCACATAAGTATTAGCAGAGAGTAAGTTCTCTCCCTCTAGGTCTGGAAGGTGAGCATTGACGACTGTTTTATCTGGATTGATAATTAGCGAATCACTTTCACTTCCATCGCACTTATCTATGTCTATCTGGATAGTGCCATCTTCGGTAACACCCACAATAAGAGTGGTGTTGTCTGCATATAGTTCTGTCTGTTCCCCTACTTCAAGTCGGTTAGATAATTCTGGGCTGTGTGGCATTGTTGCTCTCCTATTCTGTGAGCGTTTTCGTTTCGTAACTGTAAGCATTATAGCAGGTCTTTACCTACTTGTCAAGTACCTTACTCAACTTTTTCTATACTATCTTTTTTCTATACTATCTAAACCTTCATAGTCATATTTATCAAAATCTGTAACAGGTGTGTTGGATAAGTATAGTTGCCCATCCCACTCTGCCAAGTCTTTTGCACAATCTTCATCGTGGATAGTAACATAGACAAAATCTTCATCAATGTTGGCAATAGTTCCTATTGCATCTTTGAGTACGGTTGTTGTCATACCTCTTTCTATCTCCACAAGAAACTTTACTTTATCTCCAACTTCGTAGTTCACTGTGTCGGCTACCTTTGGCTCATTCTCCTCCTCTACATTTACTGTTTCATCACAATCTTTGCAAAAGTAAACATCGTCATCTGCATTAAAGTATTGATTCTCGTAGTATCGTTCTCCGTCAATGGTATCTTCTTTCAGGTTATGCCAACCGACAAACGCTTGTTGTATGTTTGTACCTTTACACTTTGTACATTGTTTCATTGTTTTAGTTCCTCGATGCCTTCAATCCACACCAATCTTTCGCCAAATCCTAGCCAATAACGTCCACCTTCATCTTCCGTGGCTTCTAAGGATTCGTTACCCTCATCATCTTCGCCCAAACACAAACCTTCTCCAAAAAAGTGATTGAGAAGAAACTTATTGTCCATATCGGTACGGTTATGTGGGTCTGAATCGGGGAGCAGTTCCCCAAAAAAACCTGAACAGGGGTTATCCATCTCCCAAGTTTCCATATACTCGTTGTCCCCATCTCGTATTCCTATTGTAATCTTAAAGTGTTTCATTGTGAGTACCTCATATAAAGTTCAAAGATGTAGGCAAGTGTGTAAGTCCATACCGCTAGTACGAATAAAAATGGAGCGTACATTCTTCTTGGTTTTGGTCTGTTCATTTGTTGGTTCATTTTACTTTAATTCCTCTGCTGAATCTTTTAGGGTTTGTGCTAGGCATAGAGTATAAAACTCTCCCCCTTCTACCCATTCCATCCACCCATCTCGCCAATCGTTATGGTTGTATGCAGTCCATTCGTCCGAGCGTTCTCGGTTGATTTCCTCAAGCACTTGAGATATTGTCCACTCATGTACCTCATTGGTTTCTTTACATAGTATTTTTATCATGTTTTTTGCACTCCTATTCTTTGTGCGTTTCGTTTCGTAACCGTGAGTATTATACCATACTTTTACTTGCTTGTCAAGTACCTTGTGATAATTTTTTATCAATGTACCTTCTTGCTTCACCGAGTTGTGAGAATGACTTATTCATTCCTTCAATTTCCCAGTAGGTGAATCTACCACCGAGCAGTTGAGATAATGGTTTATTCATTTTTAACTTGATTCTATAACCACGATATAACCACTCACCTTTTTTAATTTTTCTTGCAGTTGTTTCATAACCTGTATAGATGTTCATGTTGCACTCCTATTCATTGTGCGTTTCGTTTCGTAACTGATGAGTATTATACCATACTTTACTGACTTGTCAATAGCAAAGTGTAAAAAAATAAAAAAAGTTTTTTCTTTAAAAAGGATATACAGGTCTTTTTATCTTTTATTATTTAAAAAGGATATGCAGGTCTTTTTATCTTTGTTTCCAATCAGAGGTTGCAATCAGTTTCCAATCAGTTTCCATTTCCAATCAGAGGTTGCAATCAGTTTCCAATCAGAGGTTGCAATCAGTTTCCAATCAGAGGTTGCAATCAGTTTCCAATCAGAGGTTGCAATCAGTTTCCAATCAGAGTTGCAATGAGAAACGCTCCCACCCAATCAGGGCAGGAGCGTCCTCTGCGCCTCCATGCGTCTACAATGAGATGAGGGTCATCTACTCATTGTGTTTTTCTTAACGCTGTTCAGCATATCTCTTATCTCCGAGTCAAAACTCGGCTCTTCTCCACAAACCATATCTAGGAATGCATTAGGTGTTTCCCGCTTATTTTTCCATATCCACGAACCGAGAATCTTTAGTGTCGTTACACAGAACAAGTATGCTAAACCAAGGGTAAGCATTAAACCCGCAACACTCACAACCAAAATGGGCAAGGTGATTATCTTTGCAATGAATCTTATTATGGCAAACATTAGCCGTAGAACCCCTCTATTGAAACACCCTTCTTGGATAAAGCCCCAACAATCTTCTTTAGTGGTTTGCCACCAATTCGTGTAACGCCGCCCTTTACAATATGACACACCCTAGCAGAAGATAAGTACCCACATTCACGGGCTAGTTCTGCTTGACTCATTCCACAATCGTTGAGTGCTTTCAATAGTCTATCACCATTGATTTCATACACTCTCTCTACTTCTTTTACTTTAAATACCATTGGTTTATTACTCACTTTCATAATTATCGTTATTAAAACCTAAAAACTCATTTACAGTGTCTATAATCTCATCGAGAAGTTGCTCCGAGCAACCAGAATAGTTCACCATCTTAAAATTACCCCCACCACCTTCTTCACGAAGTAATGGTACTTGAAGGGCTACTTCATCTGGACAATCCGAGAACGAGGTTGCCTTTGGAATCATTCCAATCACAAGCAAATTGCCATAGATAATCTTTGGCATACCATGTGCGCTCAACCACAGTGAACCCGCCATATTTATAGGCAAGTCCTTCTTCTCTTGTGAACCCCTGCTTGCTAAAATAACTGCGTATCGGTCATCATAACCCACCTTGCATATCGCCTCTACCCCATCATCTGCTTTACCAAAGCGATTTATGTCTTTGGGATTGAAATATAGTTCTTCAATCATGCCATTTACACCAATACAGGTTGCTTTTACTCTTTTCATTTGGTTCCTTCTTAATTAAACAATGTTTGTTTATCGGCTACTCGTTTACTTAACATACTAGTATACTCTATATTTAGTTCAATTGCAACCCCATTACGACCATATTCTTTAGAAATTGCTAAAGTTGTTCCCGAACCCGCAAATGGGTCTAATACTGTGCAGGGAACTATATCAGCAGTATTGCACTTACAAGTTTTTACCCAACCACCTTTTTCTATAGTTCTTTCATAAGGAGAACCACAATCTGCACAACAACCCTTGTCCGAAGTCCCTGCGAGGATGCAGGGTGTTATCAGTTTTGGGGGAAATGTAGCGAAGTGTGCGCCTTTATACGAGTGTGTGGGTACAGTCCATACTGAACGCTTGTTCTTGGTTGTCTTTATAGGTAGTTCTTCTAGTGTTTTACCCCCTAGATGACACGCTGTACCTTGGTGTTCCTTGTTTTCTGTCTGGTTTCCCCACCTCTCCCACTTCGCTTGTTCTGCTATTGCTTCATTATCAAAGAAGTATTTAGGTTTCTTTGACATTAAAAAGATATATTCGTGTGCCTTGGTGCATCTATCAGTTACAGGTTCGGGCATAGGGTTTGGTTTGTGCCATATTATATCTTGACGCAAGTACCAACCATCGGCTTGCAGGGCAAGGGCAACTCTCCAAGGTATTCCAACTAGGTCTTTTTGTTTCAACCCCTTAATCTTGTTGTTGATTGCAACTGACTGAGAGTTCCTGCCTTCTTCGTGTTTAGGGTCTTTGTGGTCGCCCTTATGTCCAGTACCACAGTAAGTATCACCAAGATTCAGCCACAAAGTACCATCATCCCGAAGCACCCTATGTACTTCTCGGAACACTTTTACCATGTTCTCAACATACTCTTCTGGTGTTTCCTCTAGCCCAAGTTGCTTGTCTTCACGGGTTGCACCACAGCGATTACAAACATTCTTGTAGATACCATCCCCAACCCCACCAATCTCATCAAAGTTCTTGTGTCCTGTTGTGGTTTTGTCTGACCTCTTTGTTTCTCGTTTATGGGAACAGTTCTCATCTCCACCAACCCAAGTTCCTGTTTGATAGTCACGGAGTCCCCAGTAGGGAGGAGATGTAATACAAGTTTGAATACTACCTTTTGGTAGTTCTTTCAGTTTCTCTAGGCAGTCACCTATTAAAATTTTAGTGGTTGTCTTCATTTTCCTCCACCACTAAAAAAGCAGGAGTACCCTCACCAACCCACGAACCAATAATGTTGTACGAAAAATACTCTTCTGCATCCTCTTCTGTTAAACCATCTATCTCTACCAATTGCTTAATTATTTTATTTTTGTCATACAGAAAGTATTCTGTATTGAATCGTTGCACCCTGCCAATGAGAGCAGAATCATATCCATCAAGTTTCAATAAAGCAATTTCGTTCTCACTGGTCATTTTCTTTGTCCTTGGGTTGGGGTACTTGATATCCTTGTTCAATAAGCCAATCTCTTATTTCGGGGTCTTTCGCTAGTTCAATTTCTAATTTGTTTAACATCCTTTTGTGGGTGTGTGTCACGCACTGTCTGGACACACCGAGTCTTTCCGCAATTTTTGTAAATGTCATCTTTGTTCCGTTCCACGGCGCACCACTTGTACTGTTGGGTTTTCCCATGTTGGAAGTGTACACGCATATTCCTCTCCGCAAACGACTTTACATTAGTAATCCAATACTGATTTAATTGGTTGGGGTCATTCTTTGCCCCCACAGGGCAGTACCGAGAACCGAGAAACTCTATGAAGTCTAGTTTGCTCTCACTCTTTAACCACCTGTGGTAATTCTTGTAAACCGTTGCAGCGCACCAACCTGCCTGTACTCGCAAGGAGTTGGGTTGGTCTACTGCTCTTGGGTGCATAACGCCAAACTCAAGACCCCTTCTACCGTTTTCGGCGTTGCGAATTGCAAACACAATGCAGAACAATACAGGGTCTTCGCATCCATTTTGCAATGCCCCCTCTGCAATTTGCATATACTCTTTTGCATATATCGTTTTCAGAGTTACTGGTTGCTCTGGTTTTTCACCCATCCCTAACATGAACAATATCATTAAGAAAATTAGTAGTTTCATTCTTTGTTGTTCCCTTCAACCATTACTGGTCTAATCCAAACCATGTGTGCGCTGCCCCCATCAGTCATCATCACAACACTTACTTCAGGATTATCGGCTTCCCACTGAATGTTGTGCCGTTGTCTACGCCAATGCCCCCTGCGCATGTGCGTTTTTAGGTTTCTAGTACCATCGCTGTCTTTTTTGTCTTTAGGGGTTGAGTATACTGTTTGCCTAAGATTACTAGGAGTAGCAAACATCGACACCTTTACTTTTCTGGTCATCTTCTTGGTATTGAAACCCCTAGCCCTTTTAACAGTAGTGCTTAGATATTCTGGATAGGATTGCATAATGAGCAATGCGTTCGCTACAAACTCATCTACATCATGCCCTATTTTTCTGTCACCCTCCATGTCTTCTTTAGTTAAAAGAGCGTCTTGTCTGCTTGCTATATGATGCTCTCCCCCTGTTGTGTACTTGCTAATTATCTCTCCTAGTGATTGACCTTCTTCTTCAAGAGGTATACAAGAACTCTGAGACATGTGGTTATTCCAAAAAAGCGTCACTGTTAAATACCGAGGAGAAGGCATAGGCATTGTTTGTGTTATATCACCTCCAAAATAAGTAACCGTAGGTTCATCTTCTCGTACATTTACAACAATGTGTGTTGCCTTAGCCCCCTTTGTATCTACCCACTCTTGACCTTTTGGAACTACTATCATAAAAGAAGGGATTGACACCCTTATGTCACTACCCATTACAGAGGTTAATACTTCTGTATTCTTACAAGCGTCCATTATCTCAGACGAAGGGTAAATTGTTCTAAACCCATGAGTAATCCATCTCTGTACACCTGAGATTTCCCAGTGACCAAGCATTTGCTCACTCTCTGTGTGTTGCTTAAATTGGTCGTACATGATTGGGCTTACCTTGTCCCCCACAACCCCCATGCTCAATAACATAAGTTCATACTGAGTTGCAGCAAAAGATAAATGCGCAGGTATATTGTTGTACCCTTTTGGTGGCTTTGGCAGTACAAGACTTCTCATATTTTCCTTGCCTCATATATGCTTTCCCTGCCTCTCCACATATTGTTAAAGTCTTCAGCATCTTTTACTGCTTCACGGCGAAACTCGTATCGTGCTTTTCGTCTGTTGTTACCTTCCATCCATTGTTTAGATGTTGTAACCCAAATACCCCAAGGTTTTTTAGTTTTCATTACAACACTCCTTGTCTGCTATTCTCTGTAAGGACTCTTGGACAGAGGGTAGTGACGCTTGATACCAACTATCATAGCCATACGCTTGATACCAATTATCATAGCCATCAGGAAGTCTTGCTCCTCCACTTGTGCATGACTGCATCAGAAGGAAGATTAGTAAAATAAGTTTTTTGGTCATTAGTGTTCTCCTTGTTGAGTTATAGGTATTATACCATACGATATATCTCTTGTCAAGTCATCCTCGAAAATTTTTCCCTAGAAAATCCCCGCGCGGGTTGTAGGTGGGTTTCCCTGTCGCCCCCAATGCTTCGTCTTCTTGCCCTCTTTTTCTACACATTAACTTCTTGAAGTCTTCTTCTTCAAGGTGGTGTATTACCACATCTATTGGGGGGTGGTGGTTCCATAGCACATCTGATTCTACTTTTGTTCCTCCACAAAATAAATCTACAACCCACACCTTAGCGGGTGGGCAAGTTCCATCCGCACAAAACCTGCGTGTGCCTTGGGGGTCATCTTCCTTGCGGCTTTTAATCTCAACTGTGTTGTAATCTTCAGGGTAGTTTTTAGACAAAAACCACTTTTTAGTTGACATCGTGGTGTCCTTCTTCAATATCTATCAGTTTTCTTAGAGTTGAGCCATTCAAGTGTACATCCAGTATAGGTCGTTCTGCATCTACACCAAACAACTTTTGCCACAACGCAATATCTACAACAGCAGGAGCAAGAATACCCCTTATACTAAAAGGCTCATGTTGATGGTTTGTTGGTAAGGCGATATTGGTTTCTCCATCATGTATAACTTCAAAAGATAGTTTGTTGTTGTGTACTTCTCCTATGCCCATTATTTTGCCGTAGCCCCCCCAAGTCAGCCACACCCATATATCTGTTTGACCTGCTTTTGCAAAAATAAGTCTGCATTTACAAATGCCTTTTGGTATTGTTTCTTTTTGCATCGCTTCTTTGATTACATCCCCTACAGTATCACCACCCATTTGTATCTTCATGTTGTTTGGTATGTTTTTATGGAACTTGCTTTGTCTCATTACTGTCTCCTATGTTTTAGCCCAAGAACTTTGACTTATTCCACCATCAACAAGAAGTGGGATTCCTAAGTCTATTGTTGTGGACACCATAATATCTTCTACATGCTCTCGTATCTCTGGACATGCTATTGCATCGGTCGGACCTTCTAATAAAAATTCATCATGAACTATTGCTTTGAGAAAAATTCCTGCGTTTTTAAGTAGTTCGTCATTCTCTACTGCAATGAGTCTTTCTTTTGCAATATCAGCAGCCGTTCCTTGAACCGCCGTATTAAACGCTTTGTGAGTGAAGCCCCCATCTAAAGCCCTTCTTCTACCTGTCAGCGTCTTAATCCACCCACGCATCTTTGCTCTTCGCATCGCCAGTGTTGCAACTTCTTTAATCTTTGGGAACTTTTTGTGGTAGGTACTAAGTATTTTTGCCGATTCTTGTTCCGCCTCCTCTCTACCTAACGACTCTGCTAGAGAGCCAATGAGTGAGCGTTCGCCCATACCAAATGCTATGCCGAAGTTGACAGTCTTTGCGGGTTTTCTGTCAATACCACACAGTTCTGCGATATAACTATGAAAATCAGTAGTGGGGTCTTCTTTATACACAGAAAATATATTTTCGTCTCTTGTGAGAGAAGCAATTACTCGGTATTCTATCTGGGAATAATCTAACGACAGAAAAGAATTTCCAACCGCAGGGACAATAAAATTCTTTGCTTCTTTATTTAGTTGTTGCATGTTTGGTTGAGCGCAAGCAGTTCTTCCTGTGGCAACACTTTGTCGATACATTGGGTGCATTTGTTCGTGTTCATCAATATAGGAAACCCAACCCTCTGCGTACATAGCAACAAATTGAGAACGCTCTCTATGTTTATCTAATAGATAAAAGAATCGAGAGAGTTTTTTATCTGAAATAACACTCTCTAGTTCCATATAGCCATGAACTGCTTCAGCATTCATAGACACTTGCCCTTTGTCCGTAAAACTTATCACAGGAAGGTCTAATACATTTGTGACAAAGGACGCAAGTGCGGAAGGCGATGATGGGTTTACTTCTCCATACCCTAAACCATTTATCTCTGTTTCTATTTTAGCGAGTTGCGTTTGGGCGGTTTCTCTTGCAAGAGCGAGTGCTTCAGTATCTACAATCACTCCCCGTTTTTCTATATTAAATAGTGTTTGTGTTAATTCAATTTCTAATTTCCACACCCTCTCAATGCCTTCATACTTTCTGAGTTGAATCTCTTTCCAAAGTTCTCTGTTCATCAGAACATCTGCACAGGCATATTTACCCAGTATGTCAGCAGGAACATCACCATAGTCTTTTGTTTTTCTTTTCTTGAGTTCCACTTTAACAACGTCTTGTTCATCCGACTCTATTCCACACCACGCTTTTGCGAGTGGCTTCAACCCATAACCATAGTTCTTGGATTGCATATCTACAAGTTTGGCTAGGGTTAGTGTGTCTACCATCTTAGTGTTAATCTCAATACCCTCAACCGACAGGAAGTGGGCATCAAATTTTATGTTGTGGTTTACCCACTGTGTACTTCTATCTAATAGTAATTGAATAAAATCAATGGCGGAAGAAGAATCCAGATTTGGTATAGTTTCCCCAAACAACTCATCTTGGGGAAGATGTCTGATGGGGATATACCACGACTTCTTACAATCATCGTAGGTAAATGCTACACCACAAATTCGGTCGCCCATATAAGGAAGAGTAGCACCACGGGACGGGTTCCCTGAAACAGTTTCTACGTCTAAGTAAAGTGTATCAATTTTTTTTGGTAGTTTTGGTAGTTGGCTAGTTATTGTTGGTGCATTCATATTCGCTTGATTCGTTGTAATGTTTTTGTAACCACCACTCTAAAATTGCATCGGACTCTTCTCGGTCTAATCTTGCTCCCGACCTTCTTTTGGGGTCGTTCTTAGTTCTTAGAACTATTTCGGCTACATAGAGTTTAACATCGTGAGGATGTGTAAACCCAAATGTAGTTTGCACGAATCCTAAGTTGGGTTGGGTCTTGTATGGGGCGAGGTCAGGGCAGTCAAGTCTAAACCACTCTGAAAATGCTTCTGATATTATCTTTCCAATAGATGCGTTTCTTTCTCCCATTGCTCTTCTATGTACAGACAATATCTTTATTTCGTTGTGTAAATCTTCTCTGACGGACATTCGGAATGTCTTCATTGGGAACTCCTTTTATTTCTTGTTTTTCAACTCTTTGTCACTGTATCATATTATCGTCTTGTTGGCTCACACATCTTTAGTTTAGTGAGAAGTAAATTGGTGACAGGATGACAAGTTCCTGTCATTCTACTCTTTCGTCACTACTTCTTGTCATCTCATCACCACTTTTGTCTAAATGTGTGACCATACTAAAAAAATTCAAAATACTTGTAAAGGTAATAAAAATAATGATTTAGAGGGTGTTTTGAAAATGGTGTGACCATAGTGACCGTACCTCCTTATAGGCAGTTTACACAGCCCCTTGTGCCACAATGACAACATGACATTAGTTAGTTATTATTCTTAATAAAAGGAAACATGGTCACTATGGTCACACAATAAGAAAAGGGTTAAAAAACAGGGTTCTTGGCACCATAAAGCAAGAAAAGTTGTGTGACCATAAAGCAAAATTTATCATCACACTCGGTCACACTCGGTCACACCAATATCACCATGTTTTTATAGCCTCTCGTCATTCTGCCATCAAATCCCAATCTATATCGTCCTCCTCTGGGTCATCAAACCAATGGTCATACCAATCAGTTCCTTCTAGTTCAAGCGTTCCAACTTCGTCCCCATCTTCCTTCATTATTACCACTGTTACTGATGCACTAATAACCTCTATCTCCCCACCACACGGCGGGTCGTTCGCCGCATCTTCCATCCTGCCCCCTTGATACCCGCCATAGGAAGGCGTACCTTCTACCTCAATTTCTGCGGATACAACACAATCCCACTCTACACCCAGAATCGTGATTTTTGCATCGTCTTTTTCTTTTGATATTGTTTGGCTCATTTTTTACCTCTCTTTTTGTAACCTTGTCTGTGCTTGCTAATCTTGGTTGGCTTTCCACGCTTTTGTTTACCATCTTCATGCACAACCAAGTCACCACCTAGCCCCTGTACATTACCGATGCCACATCTGTGTTGCCTACGCTGTTGTTTTATGGTCATTGCTTGCTCTCCAGTTCTATTCTTTAGAGTTCATTTGTTCACGAATGCGTAGTATACCCCAAAGTATATGTCTTGTCAACCCCTAGATAAAACAAAATTTTTTCTTCAACCCACTTGACAGGGTATATTGATTGGTGTATAATGCACCACGAGTACAACATAACTTTAACCAAGGAGTAAACAATGACCGAACAACAAGAACACGCTGACAATTACAAAGCAGACCAAGAATCAAAAGCCCACGAACATGATAGGGCGGTAGCGTTCTTAGGTTCTATGCGAGGTAGGTTCATCATGGCACAAGCACTTCACTATGCAATCGAAGCATTAGATTCAGTGGAGGGTGTACATAAAGAAGTATCTAATATAGATGACATGAAGTACCTTCGTGATGAACTTTTTAACTTCCCAGTACAGATTCCTCAAACACAATGACTATGCAAGAATGGCAACAGCCACCCCCACACCCTGAAGATTCTCGATACCCAGAAGACGGCTTTACAACCAACACACCTTCTGAAGATGGGTACTGGCTCACTAATCGTGGACTCAAGAGAGTCAAACAAGCAAGCATCCGTGCGGGAATCAAGTGGGATAGAGTGGCTTCAGACCCAGAAGAAGCACTTATTTTTGTAGAGATGGTAGAGTGGGATGCAGACAAATTAAAGGATATGGGCGTAAACCACGATGACATACGATAGAGTATACTATTCACTAATAACAGAATCCAGAATCCAGAATCGAGAAATAAAATGACAGAAACAGTATTAGATGTAAACCCAGACACATACCCTACGGATTTTTCCGTATTAAACCAAGGGCAATTCCTCGGTGTGTTCAAACAATGTATTGACGACATTGATAAAGTAAACGCTTTCGCAAAAAGATTGTCAGGGATTAAACAGTCCTTGCAACAAGAAGCGATTAAGCGTTGCAACTCAGAAGAAATATCAAAATTAGCGGGTGACGGAATCACTATTACAGTCAAGGAAATGCCTGTTGTGAAACTAGACCCTGAAACAGATTGGTCAAGTGTATTGACAAAACTATGTGATGACGGTTATGCTCACATGGTACAAAGAAGGTTGTCGGCAGGTAAACTCCGAGAAGAATCGGACGCAGGGTATCGTTTACCCGATGGCGTAACTATCGAGGAAATCCAAGTCGCTAACCACAGAAGAAGTTCGTAAATTTTAGAAACAAGGAAACAGAACTATGGCTAAGAAAACAGAAACAGAACTAGCAACATCAACAGACGCACCTATTGTTGTCCCAGATTGGATGCAACAAGAAGAAGTAAAGGGTTCGGATACACTCGGAGACTTTATGGTGACTCCTCGTATGACTATTGTGCAAGCAATGTCAGACATTGAGCGCAAAGAAGCATTTGGTGAGGGTGGTGTTGCAATTATGCCTGACGGCATTAAAGTAGCGGGGATGGATGAACCATTCGTTGTTATTCCTCTTATCTTTTGGGCTTCATGGGAAGTTCGCTCTGACCTAAACGACAGTGCAACCCCCATGATTGAGAACAGCACACAAGACCCCAATAGTGAAATTGCTCGTAAAGCCCGAAACAAAGACACTAGAGAAGAAACTTATGGTAATGGCTTCACTCGCAAGTATGTAGAAGCATTAAACTTCATTGTTAAGATTGACTCAGGCGAAGCAAGAGGTGAATTGGCAACAATCTCATTCTCAGTTGGTGAACACCATACTGGCTCCCGTTTGTGTGGTATGCTGAAACGCCGACCTTGTTCCATCTTTGCAAACCGTGTTGAGTTGAAAACGGCTGTCCGACAGCGCAATAATCGCTCGTGGTATGGTTTTGAGTTCAACAATCCAGTTGATACTCCAATCATTCAAGACAAAGATGTTTATGCGGAACTTTCTAAGATGCACGATTCACTAAAAGGAATTGTGGACAGTGGAGCATTCAAAGTTGCGGAAGACAGTGTGGCAACCACTCCAACCGTAGATGCTGAAACACTACCAATCTAAGTTTACCCCCGAAAGTTGAGGGGGGGCGCAGTCCTATTCACTCGCCCCCTCTTGGCTATCTTTTATATCTCAAGGAGAAATTGCAATGTCTGAAATTACATTGTTCGACCACCAACGCCAAGGCGTAGAAATAGCGAGAGAGTACCCAAGATATGCGTTTTTCTGGCAACCAGGAACGGGGAAGACAATCGCAATACTAGCAATTCAAAAAGAACGACCAATGCGAACACTCGTTGTTGCAGCAAAATCAATTATCTGGTCGGCTTGGGAGAAGGATGCCAAGTTACTTGATGTAGATTTGCGGGTTGTGCATCACACCAACAAAGCAAAACGAAGAGAATTGATTCTTGATAAAGGCAATCATATCCTCGTTACAAATTATGAGCAGTTCAGAATGAATGCCGAGTTGTTCATAGAGTCGGGCATACAGCGCATTGTGTTTGATGAGTCTAGCAAATTGAAGAATCGAAAAGCCAAAGTGACTCAGGCAGCCATACAAGTTGCAGACTCTTGCAATGAAGTTTACTTACTCTCAGGAACGCCTAGCCCCAACTGCGAAACAGAACTATGGAGTCAGTTAAGGGTGGTATCTCCTGTGGCTTCTGGTTTGCAGTTTTACAAGTGGGCGTACAACTGGTTTATGCCCATAACCGAAAACATACGAGGCAGGAATGTTATTGCTCGTTGGATTCCTAAAAAAGATATGATTAGCCAATTCCACGCCTATTTAAAAAGGTGGAGTTGGGCATTGAGAAAAGAAGACTGCCTAGACCTACCTATTCAAATGGATGTTGTTCGTGTGTTTGAGTTAGCCAAACCCGAACAAAAGATTTACAATCAAGTAATAGAGGAGTTGAGGTTGTGTTGTAAGTCTAATGATGGGGACTATGATACAACGGTTAGTGTAAGGTCAGAAGCCGTTTTAATGAAACTTCGCCAAGTTGCAGGAGGTACTGTTAAAGTTAATGATACTCCTACTGAGGTGGGTTCATCAAAACTTGATACACTTGTAGATGTTTTGGCTGAGATTGGCTCTGAACCTGCAATTATTTGGGCTGAATTTACAGCAGATATTGATAGAATTGCTAGACGGCTTACAAAAGAAGGAAATAAGGTAGGAATAATTGATGGAAGAACATCGAAACATGCCCAAGAGTACATCAACAAGTTCGTTAGTGGGGAACTTGATAGACTTGTTCTCCACCCCAAAGCCGCAGGTCATGGAACGGATGGGTTGCAGAAGGTCTGTCAATACGCTATTTACTATGGGCTGTCCTTCTCCGCAGAAGAACACATGCAAAGCCGTGATAGACTACATAGGTCTGGGCAAAAAAGACCTGTTACATATATTTACCTCATTGCTAAGGATTCGGTCGATGAATCTCTGTTGTGGGTTGTTCGTAAAAAATCCACCAAGCAACAGACATTACTCAAGGAATTAGGAATACAAGAAACTGCGAGGCAAGAATGACCAAAAAAGAAAATGATTTTATTAACACCCCTCCCAACAATCCAGTTTTTTTCAGTTCAGCAGAACAACACATACGAACAATTTTTAATGATGGGGATTGGATTGAGTTCAGAGCCATCCGAAACAACTCCTCCTCCAACAAAGTACACACCCTATACCGACAAGCCCCAATCAAAGAAGACGACAGTAGCCTCAATGAGTGGCTCACAGCACACAACGCAAAAGGGTGGTCATTATACATAGGGGCTAATCCCCGAAGCAGTAATCGTTGTTCGGGTGCTTGTAATGCCGCAACTGACAATGATGTGGAAAAGTTTAACACATTGTTTGTTGATTTTGATGACGCTGACCCAGAAGAAGCACTTGTAAGAATTGAATCAGCAAGTTTGCCTGAACCCACACTTCTTGTGGCATCAGGCAGAGCAACAGGCACTCATGCGTATTGGAAATTTAATGAGACAATCTCCGACCCTGTTCTTTGGCGTTCCTTACAAATTGCAATGATTCGCTCCGTCAAGAGTGACAAAGCAATCAAGAACCCTTCTCGGATAATGCGATTGTGTGGTACAGAAAACCATAAGCGGGGCGCACCTTGTCGCCTTCTAAAAGAGGGCAACACTTACGATACTTGGGAGTCCATTGGAATTAAACCCGCCGAAGAGGTTCAATCGTTCCAATCACACCACGACCCAGACCGAGAGCCGTGTACCGAGAATCTAAACACTGTCACCCTCTCCTACTTACAAGAAGAAACTGAAGACGGTGAACGGAACAACAAACTTGTAGCAGCCGCTTTCGATTACAACGCCAACAACTACCCAATAGAGCAAGCAATTCAAGAGTTGGCTATAGAGCGTGGTGTAGGTCGTGATGGTCTTTCAGAAGCAGAAGCAGTACGAACGGTGCGGAATGCTTACAAGAGGAAAGCAACACCCTCATTTACTAGGACATTAGTTGAAGAGACAACCACCTCTGACCTACTCTCAGACCTCAATGAAACAAAAGGGATGGCTCCAGAGGGCTATTCCCCAGACAGTGCTTCTTCTGCCGTTGCTATAAAAATTTCCGAATCTGATACGGGGGTCGTTGGGGGTACTCCTAATGACGAGGGAAAAGACATAACGAGAGTGGACAACAGACCTGTTGACCCCCGTGATAGAGTTCTTGTGTCTAATGTATCTACCAAAGTAGTTATGGAGAATGGTAGGCGAAAAGTTGTAACGCTCTATAAGCCTGTTGATGAAATTGCTTTTGAGATGAGCGAGGCTCTTGGGGGATACCCAAGGCGTTCAACAGCGACAGGCGTGTTTGCAATTAAAGAAACAAAAAAAGAGAGGGTAGAGTTGTGGTCGATACTAGACACAAACGACCTGTTTGCTTTACTCCATGACCGAGCGATTGTTCGTTGGGTTCGTGGAGAGTGTGAAACAATACAGGGTGATACTCTCTCTGCCATTACAAAAACAGAGTTCTTTCGTTGGGTAAAGGACAACATGGAACCCTCCTACGATGGTGTGAGCGAGTATCCCCATGTTCCACCAAGACGCTCAACATTTTACATACCAACAGAACTACCAGAGCCAACAGGGGAGTGTCTCAATGAGTTTGTAAATGCCCTGAACCCCGCAACTGAGAATGATAGAAAACTTATGTTGGCAGCAATGATGACTCCTGGGTGGGGTGGGGCATCAGGGGCTAGACCTATGTTTGTATTCACTTCCGACTATGGGCAAGGTTCTGGTAAGACCGAAACTGCTAAGGCAATCGGGCGTATTTGGGGTGGCTCTGCAACATTAGACTACGAAGATAATTGGCAGAATATATCCAAGAGAATCATGTCCTCAGATGATTGGTTATCAAGGGTGTTCCTGTTTGACAACATTAAGGGCAAGTTCAGTGGCTCTGCTATAGAAGCGGCAGTAACAAGCGAGTTCTTAACAGGTCACAAGATGTTCGTTGGTACAGTCAAGCGACCCAATGATGCGACCTTCATGCTGACCTTCAACCTACCAGAAATGTCCCGTGACCTTGCTCAACGAGCCGTCATTGTCAAAGTAGGCAAACCCTTGGCAGGGGACTTTGTAGAGTGGGCTTGTCAGTTTGTAGAAGAACACCGATTGCAACTAATTTCTGATATATTACACCTCCTAAAACAAACAGCCAAAAAGGTAGTATCCGCCAAATTTGCTGATAGGTGGAGGGCGTGGCAACGAGATGTGCTTTCTAAAGTTCCTAACTGCGATGTAGACGAACTAGCAGCGGAAATCATAGAACGCCGACCTGGAGCCGATGCTGACGCTGAGGAAGCATCCTCTATCGTTCAAGCCATATCCGACCACCTTATTCTGTACGCCCGTAGAAAGGATTCTGAGGACATTACAGAGGTAACAGGAGCAGAGATTGTCAAGGTAATGGAGGCATCAGGTAACTGGAGGGCTAATGACTCCTTTAGTGCCTCTGCTAACTCCAGAAAATGTATGTCTATTGTGAAGGGTAAACTCCTTGGTAGGGGGGTCTTAATGCCAATCGAAACAGAGGGTAAGGATGGGCAAAAACGACCCAAGAAGGTACGAGTAAACGAGGAGGGTAGACCCTCTGGCTCACGAAGTACAACTCAATCAATTGTATTTGGTTGGGTGTGGGATAAAGCAGAAGAAGTTCTTGGGTCATTCTCATCTCCCGAAGACCTTGAAGATGCACTAACTAACGATTTGCCTATCTGACTTACAGGTGGTTTGGTCGCCACCTATCCTTGAGGCTCCCTCTAGTCCTGAAAAATGGGCTAGAGGGAGTTTTTTGTTAGAAAAGGGCGATATACTAAACACATGGAACAAAAACCCATTCTTTTTTCTATCGACCCTGGCTCAAGGGTAACAGGTATTGCAGTTTTCGCGGGGGATACACTCCTTGATTGGAAATTGATTAAAGTACCCACGAGCCGTGACCCTGTGGAAAGGTGTCTTAATATGTGTTCTGCCGTTGAAACAGTAATAGGGGGAATCCTAGAGCAGATTGAGGGGCAAGACAGGACAGTCACCTTGGTTGTAGAAACGCCTGGCGGTCAAAACAGACCCCATTCCCGTGGTCTTGTCACCCTTGGCATGGCAGTAGGTATGATTATCGCTTACATGACTGCCTTGGGATATAGGGTTGTGTCCGTAAATGCAGGGGAATGGACACGATTGGGCGGAGGAAAGTGTAAGCCTAAAACAGTTAGGGCTGAAAAGATTAGGGAGTTGTACCCAGACACTTATGAATCCTCAAGGGATAAATCTCTTGACGGTGCGGATGCAATAGGTATTGGTACATGGTTCCTTGGTCTATTTAATGAGGGGTAATTTGCACATCTCATTATGCAATTTGCACCCACTAACCATCAACCCTTAGTTTCTAAATCCCCAAGTCTGCGTGTTAAATCTGATAGAAGTTGTTGCGTTTGGTCGATTCGCTTATCTCGCTTGCGGTCATATTGAGCAATCGTCCATGTGAAAAATGCCGTTGCAATAATTGAAGAGACAAAGACAGGAAGTGTTATGAGAATCTGGTCGTGAGTCAAAGCAGGATGTGGGGATTCAGCCAGGTCTTGTGCATAAGATTGTCCACACAACAAACCGACCACCGACCATGTAACAATGTTTGAAAGTATTGCACCCAGACATGCGTGGTGTTTGCTCGGCATTCTTTTTTGTTCTGATAGTTGTTTCATAAATTGAACTTGTTTCTAAAGTATTGAATAATGGATGCTCGGTTGTATTTACTTATCGGGTTATCTGATTTCCAACAAGCCATTTCTACGATTCTCCCCTCTAATTTCTTTGAGGAATTAAATGACGGGTCGCCCGAACCTACATAGATTTTCCCACTTGAGTCCCCCGCATCTTCTATGTCTAGGTTGTTTGGGGTTTGTTGCACAAGAGGATAGCCATTGCTGTTGAATCCAGTTACTCCCCAACCAACTCCGCTTGCTGTTGTTGTACCAAAGAACCCTGCAACATGATACTCGTTGTCCATAGAGTTTGTGCCGTCTAGTATTTCGCTGTGTGTACCTAACACCCCGTGTCGCGTTGTGTTAAAAACAGGGTCGTGTTCTGATATAGATGTATTTCCAATGCCCATCAACCAATAATTAGTAGATGTGTTATACGAGGAAATAAAATGAGAAGTAGAGTTCTGCATTTCAGAACTAAATGATTCGAGTGAATGGGTTGAGCCATCATAATGGTGTCTTGCAACAATGACACAGTTCAAATGACTAGATGTGCTTGATTGAAAATCCGCACTAACAGACGGTGTACATTTAAGATATAGTTGTCCTTGTGCGCTTCCATCATCAACATCTTGGAAGTGAGCAACACTGTACTTATTCAACTCGTCATTAGAATCCCCCCACTCATTAGTTCTCGAACCATACGCTCGTGGACCTAGCCCAAGAGATTCATCTAGTAAGTGGTTGCCCTGACCACTTGAGTCTGTCCATTTTGTAATGTAGTAGAGGTCATCGCCCACGCCTTTGCTTGCCGTCCATTCTGCTGTTATCCAGTTCCCCGCCTCCCACCAACCCGTACACTCTATGACATCTCCGACTGTTGCTTGTTCTATTTCAGTGGGGTCTTGTTCTTCTATTTTTTTGCTGCCTCCATTTATCCAACTCATTTATCTTGTACCTCATAGGTGTGAACGCTGAAGCGCACATCTTCTAAATCCACTGACGTTGGTAGTTGTCCCGTCATGTTGTATACACGAACCGATAAGTCATCACCAACCCCTATTCCCTCATTTAGAGCAGTTATAGACCAAAGCCCATAGTCGTTAAGGTCGTCAGCATCAATTTTTGTTGAGGTTATTGCAGCACCATTTTTGTGCAGTTCGATGTCACAAGAAGCACCTGCTCCTTGACTAGGTGGATTACCAGACTGTATCTGAGCGTGGAACTCGGTAATAACAAACTTGGTAGGGCTATTTAGCATTATAGAAAATGAACGGTCATATTCATCATCATATATAGGTTCTTCTATGTGTCCATTTAGTGACGTTACACTCGATGGAATAGGTAGCCACTCCGATGAAGATGAGTCGTAGAATAATTGTGTCGAGCCGTCTTTTGTGATAGCAGTAACTTTATCAAGTGGAGTTATATTATTCCACGCAATGTCAGCCCCACCCGCCCCGTCATTGACACAGTACGCAATTGTGCCTTCTTCAGAAACCCAATCATCTGTAGAAGATTTTCCAACTAAGTATATATCTCCGACACTAGGAGAAGCAGGAGGAGTAGATTCAATGCTTATGGCTATTATCTGACCCAACGCATCCAACCCATATATGCTTTCGTTAAAAACAACTTGAGAGTCTGTGTGGTTATTGTTAAGAGTTCTTATACCAAAAAGAGGCGTGGACATTTATTAAAACTCCGTCTCAAAAGAAAACTGTAAATCCATGGGGGTACTACTATTGGTTACTGTAAGTTCTAATTTCTCTCCTGCCTCCACATCCAAACCTGAGAGATAAATAACAGAATCAAGAGCATCAGTCACATTCAGCGTTGAAGGACTAGTTGCTCCGTCAATTGTAGGTTGCACCGTACATGTACCCGACCCCATCACCGCATACAGTTTAATTAGTTTGTAATCCTTGGCTGCCACGAGTTCTAAGCAGTAATCCTTATCTACAGGGCTAGATATATGCCCTGAGATTGTTGATTTTGTTCCATACAAATCTTCCCATGACGTACCATCATAGTATTTGTATTTCAGGTCCTCTTCGTCCCAAGCACGAAGACCCTCTTTTGGTGGAATAAACTTCCATTGGTTATACACATAGTATGCTATGTGTTTCTCCATTCCCGCAAAGTCGTTTTCCGCAGTATCCCCTACCAAGTGAACATCTCCTGCTGCGGGAGTTAGATTGTCTGGGTCGGATTCTGTTGTTTTGAAACTCAACCCAACAACTGCATCGAGTTTGTACATGCTTTCATTGAAAGTAACTTCTGCACCCCCCTGATTTGCCGCCAATAGGTGTAAGCCTAGATTTACTGTTGTCATTTAGTATTTCCTTGTATTGGTAATTGTGTGTTGTGTATATTTGCCTTGTGAGATGTGTTCGCCCACTTTATATATTTCAACAACAATAGAAGTTAATGCGTCTGTGCTATCTGTTTCTTGGTCATCAATACTATAAGTAAGACGAGGATGAGTCTCTGTTTCATTATCTACGTTGTACTGCGTAATCACAATTCCCGAACCATCATCAGTATCTTCATTGCTGTTAAGTGTGCGAACAACTGTACCGAGGTCTGAAGGGTCATATATATTTGCAACATACACTTCAGTGTTGTCAGTATTAGGTGTGTTTGTGGCAGAGATGAGATTAAAAATAGCCCTGTCCCCTCGCACAAAATCTACTATCCAATCGTCAGTGTTACCGTCTTTATACCCCTTTATCCCCCCCACAGGAAACGGCTTAACGGAATTTCCATATATGTGTTTACCAACCATTGATGTATCAGACACCGTTGCCCCCTCGGAAACTGCTTTATAGTATCTATTTTCCCCTATCTTCTCTGGCGAATAGAGAACAGGAGCCACTCGCCCACCATCAGCATAAGTAAGAACAGCACCGAGTTGTGTAGAAGTCTCAGATGTGTGGGTTGATATATAGTGTTCTGTGCCTCTGATACCACGAATAAGTTTACTTAATTTGTATTCGCGGTCGCCTATTCCTTCTACATCCCTGAACCCAATTATTTCACCCTCCAAGTACAATAGGCTTTTCCCGTTTAGTGCGTCCTCTTCACTAGAACTTGCGGGGGAATTACTAGATAAGGGTCCTAGAACTTTTATAGTTATCTCGGTTGTATCGTCCCACACGCCAGTAGGTCCATCGCTGACACTTGAATCAACTTCAACCAACATGCCCTCTGAAAGATTAGGACCTCGGTAATACACGCCGTCACTTTCATCTGAAGCCCACAAACCTGCCGAGGTGAACTCTTGGTCTTCTGTTAATGTGCAAGACACTATATAATGAGAGGGCGAAGTTACTGCACCCCCGTGTAAAGGTGAAGTGTCCATCACAAGAGTTTTCATTATAGGCGGAACGTACTCATCAATATCGACAGAATCTTCGTCTCCCTCGCCATCATACGGAACAGATTCCGAACCCTCAAGTAGACCAACAATTTCATGTGTAAAGTCTGCTCCTCTGCTTAATTCTAGCACTCGAACTGAATACCCCTCGCCTTTTACTGACACCAGAAGTAAATCGTTCTCTTGAATGTCAATTTCCGAGGGAGGAAGAGTAAACCTACAGCGTTTTCTGTAAGCATGTGATTGATATAAGACCCTATTGGCTATTTCTTGTGCCTCATAAGACCTTAACCCCATTGCAACATCAATTTTTGTAGTTCTTTGAAGACCAGTTATCGCCCTTGTTGATTTTTGACTTCCGCGTTGGTAGTTGTCTTGTACGTCATAATAATCAACAGTAACTTCGTTCGGGAGTAAAGAGTCATCTTTATCTGATTGTGAAAAAGTAGGAACACTAGAATTATCGCCAGTTGATGCCCCCAATAAACTTACGTCAATAGTTTTGTCTGCTGTAGTGTTTCTTGAAGTAAAGTAGAGAACACCACTTCGTTCAAAACTCATCAAGTCGTAACGAAGAACAAGTGTAGATAGAATATCTTTGGCGGTTTTAGTTCCTGCTGAGGTGAACCCCCGCACTCTATTTGTTCCGTTTACTGCTTGAAACTCGTCCGTGTTGATTGTGTCTCCTGGCGTGTATGTTCCCCCGATTCCTGCTTTCTTCAAGAACCCTTGCCTAATTAGCACCGAATCAAGAACCATTCCGAGCGTTGCGTATGCCGCATTTCCTGGGGCGTTTCCGTTTATTTCTGTTTCTCTGGGTATGGCATCAACCGCAAATTGGAATTGGGGAATCTGATTACCGAAGTCTCGGAGTTGAAGTTGTTGCATACTTGCATACGCAATTCCTCGATATGCAGGTGAGTTGCCCCCGCTAGGAAAAAGTGAATCTGCACTGGCGTTGGTGTAGTGGTGAGATATGCTAGGAGAACCAAGGCTAAAATCAGAATCACCACCATCGTCCCCTATATATATTTTTATCCTAGTCATAAGGTTTGGATTAAACGCATCAGGTGTGGCATGTACATCCGCATCCTCTCGGCTGTCTAAGTGCAAAGCCTCACCTGGATGGTCGTGACCGCTAACATAAGGACCTTCTGCGGGGCAACGCGCCCCCGTATTCCCAAGTCCACTAACCCTGAAGTATCCTCTCCAGTTGCTGTTGCCTTGTTGGTAATAGTAAATAGAGACAGGCACTCGTACATCTATTGTGTTAGCATTGATGACAGCATCTACTATGCCACCCGCACAAGCCCCTATGCCATCAAAATCAGCGTACATGCCGGGCGAGAATGAACTAAAGTCCCCACTCCCGCCGCCTGTATGTGTTACTCGCAAATGTCCAATTACTGTTATGTTTTTTGTGTTCCATGTGCCTCCTGTAATTTCTACCCACCATTTGAGTGTAAAGTCCCCACCTGATATACCTCCCGTAGTGACATTTTTGTATTTTCTCTTGCCGTTCATGTATATGTATCTAACTTTACGAAGAGGACCCTCACAAATGGCACACATTACGTCTGTTGCATAAGTGTAATAAACCACTTCTGTAATTCCTTGACCATCGCCACCACCGCCCTTACCATTATGTACAAGAACACCATCAGCAAAATAATTTTCATCTTCTTTAACTGTTAAATTGTAAGTCTTACCCTCTAGTTCAAATCTCTCACAATCAATTACATCTACCCATCCGTTTTCGGACAGAAGACTGTCGCCTTGCCGTAAACTTTCAGCAGTAAACCACTCCGCTTCCCTATTTGGCTTTAGTCCATATACACTGTGTTCGGGCGTACATGAAAAAGAAAAGTTTTCTCCTGAAATCTTTAATACCCTTTTTGTTTCACCTGTCAGTGTGTTTGTGACTTTTTGGTTTCTAAAACACAGTTTTCCGTCACCTGACTTCGCAAACTTCGCTGTGCGAACCATATCTCCTATCTTAATATCCTCGATGCTCTTATCTGTTCCGCCTGACATTCTTATGGGCGTACCCGCCAAAAAGGATTTCTTACCACCACCACCATCGGGCTGCTCAGTAACGTGTCTAGTCTCAACAATAGGTCCACAACCAATTAGTTGCCCACCCAATCGAATCTGGTCGCCGTATGCTTTAGTAACCCCCGACCCCTCTTGTACACCCATGATTTGTAGTTCTTCAAGACGTTGCCCCGTGCTAGTGTGGCTCGGCATATCCATTGGGTCGATGATTCCACCTGCGATTCCGCCAATCATCCCGCCAATAGCGGCGGCTTGCATAACTGCAAAAAACGCACCGCCAGTTGCTATACCAATAATAGCCCCTACTGTAAATCCAATTATCATGCCCCATTGACTGCCACTACCCATTGTTAGTCCTCGATTCCTTTCAGGTGAAACACCGCTTTTCTACGCTTATTCCAGAAGCGACATCTCTCGGTTTCTACAACTTTGCCTACTCCTCTGTGGGTGTGTATTATTCCTATATCGGTTAAGATAGCACAATGACACGAAATATCCGTGTTTCGTAGGCAATACACTTCAACATCCCCAACCCCCGCACTGTTAAAAGGAATGTCTGTCTTAAAAGCCAATTTAAACAGAGACAGCATACTTTTAGGGTCTTCGTGAGGCAAAAGTACCTCTTTGTTAGTCCTAGTGGGTTTGTACTCAGGCATAGCCCCCTGTAGCCCCAAATCTTCTATTACTGCTGTTATTAGTCCTGCACAATCCATACCTTCGCCCGAACAGCCACTAGCACCAAGCACCCACGGATGACCGAGAAACCTTCTCGCTGATTCAACTACAGCCATTCGGGGCTTTAGACTATCCATCCTTTAGTCCTTGGTATCTAAATGCGGCTATTACCCTTTTATCCCAAAATGTGCTTCTTTTTGTTTCTACCACCTCACCGAGTTGGTGGTTCAGTAATGCTCCTCGATGGGTGTGTATCATACCCTTGTCCGTCAAGATAGCACAGTGACAGGGAATATCTCTCTCACGAATATAGTATACTTCAACATCCCCGATTCCTGCGTCTTCTTTCGGTATCTCAATAAAAGGAACATTTACAAACTTTTGATAAATACTTTTAGGGTGTGTTTTCCCTGCTGCGACAGTTCTTTTACAAGTAGGGACACTACCATACTTAGGCATCAACTCCTGTAGCCCCAAATCTTCTATAATAGCAAGAGTTAAACCTCCACAATCCAATGTCCCTGAACCTCTTCTGCCTCCCCACTCCCACGGAACACCTAAATAGGTTCTTGCTGCGTCTACTACGTCTTGTCTGGTTATACTAGCCATTATATGCTATTTTTGTTGTCAGGAATAAATATAGCCCTGTCAACACCTGGAATATCAGGAAACCCACCGTAGTTTTTGAGATTATTAAACTTGTTTTTGCAATTACTTATCGTCTTGTTACACCCCGCAAACAATCTTACCTCATCTCCCTCTCCAACATCAAAACTCATGTCAAGATAGGTAGTGATTTCTTTGTCGTCTTTGAGGGATTTAGCAATCTCATATCTTAACCCCGCGTTATTTCCAGTTAGGAATTGAGCCACCCCATACTTTAACCAGTTATCAGAACTACCAATAGCATCGTCAACTTTAAACTTTCGTCTTGGGTTACTAGCAACACCGCCCACCGCGACAGTAGTTAAAAACATTGTTGTTCCATCAAAAGAATACCCGCATCGAGGAACATACATCGCCAACTGTTCTTCTGCCGTCCCTCTTCGATAGACGGTGTGATGGTTTGCACCTAACACATGCCCACAGTTTCGTGTGAATGTTCTCCCTGTAGGTAGGTTAAGCATCCTTGTTTGCCCCACTAATTCAAACTTCCACGCTTGGTCGTAAAAACCAAGGTTGGAGACGGTGTATTGTGTCTTGTACAACTCATTGACCCACGGATATTGCCAATCGACAAGATATTCTGTTACTGCTGCGTCTCTGTATCTTCCTGCCCGTAAATCATCTTCTGTAATTCCAGACTCATCTGCAAGGACAACCATTCCTTTTGCCGATTGGTTAGATTCATTGAAGCCCCCTTCTCGGTGCGTGGCAGATGCCTCAAAACCCGAAGCCGCGCTGTACACCTTGTCTCGAAACGTGATGTCTGTATTATGGTCTGTAACCCTGAAGGTTACACCATCGGTTCTTCTTAGTTTCCACAACGTAGCATATCTATGAACCAGATTATTATTAAGCGACTTTAATTGTGAAGTAAAAACTACCGCCATGTTACGCCTTAACCTTCTCTTCTTCTGAACACTCCATGCACTTTCTGTTCCGTCTCCGCCTCTTGGAAGTGTTTTCTGCCTCTTTCTCTTTAATAAGTTCTGTGACTTGTTGTTGGTGTTTTTTGGAAGGCAATCTAAAATCACACAGACTCACCAAGTCCTCGTCAAAATAGACTCGTCTGTTTTGGACAAATTCTCTAAAAGTATTTATGTTGTCTAAATTATCTTCAAAAGCAAGAAGAGCAGCGACAGGAGCAACCTGCTTGTAGAATGGGTGGAACAGCCTTTCAAACACACCGTCCTCAAAGATACATGCAGCCACAACCATTGCATTGTATTCTGCGTGTGTCCCAACAAAGGGCTTCTTAGGTTCTTTAAGTTCTCGCTGAAATCTGTGAGAAAGAACAAGATTGTTAAGCCTACGAACATCAAACCCCGTAAGGTATGCGCGAAGTGATAGGTCATGTTCCTCATAACCCCAACCATATAAACAGTCGTTAAGCCCACCAAGGGCTTCCCATACATGTTTGGGTACAAAATAACAACCACCCAGTAAAGAGGGGCATCGGTCTATTTCTAATGGATTACCTCTGTTTTTCCAAGTCTGTGTAGAAAACAATGCGTGTCTATTCCCCGTCAATGGTTGTGAAAATGTAGCACCACAACCAACCCAATCCCCCGTAAAGTTTTTGCAACCACAACAGAAAATAGATTCAGGAAATCTATCTATAGTTTTGTCCACCGTCTCTAACCAAGAATGTGGGACTCGCATGTGAGAGTCCATAACCACAATAATATCGCCTGTTGCCATGTTTGCCCCGAAGCGTTTTGCTCCACCCGGACCTAATCGTTCTGGTGTTTTAACAACCTTAACACCACCAAATGAGCGAAGCCGATGTTTAACACCATCATCGCCACAATCATCTACAACAATTATTTCATGTGGTTGTGGTTCACTCGCCCAAACCATCGCAACAGTAACCTCTAAGTCACGAATCTCGTTGTGAGTAGGAATTATGACAGAATAAGTAAACTCCATAGCAACACCTTACCACAAACAGTCGAGGGCGGGGAGATTATGCCCCCACTGGTCTGTGCAATCACCTTCCTCAGTCGTAGTTGGGGGGTCAACAGAAGACCCGCCGCCGCCAGTGGTGGTGAAGTCTGTGTCAGTAGTGCCTGTAGAGGGTTCGTCCACACATTCCCCACATTGAATTAACCATGACCCCGCAGCAGAGGAGGAATCTATTAAGTGTATATTTGTCCAACAAGCAGGTGTACCGTGAGTACTCTGTGAAGTGCCTTGTATACAACCCACTTCATTGTCTTCAGCATCCATTACTTTTATGTTGTAGTACCCCTCATTCCACACCGTAAAAATTGCCCCACCCCGAATGATAGGGAGAACATTAGCGGGAGGCAGATATAGTTTTCCGCCCCAAGCGGCAGAAACAATTCTAATAAATCTGTTGCTTAGTGCTGTCAACACCACCTGGTCGCCATCAATGTATATTTGTCTGTAACCCCCATAGAATGTTTTAGCAGTAATAGTCATTGTGGTAAAGAACTTTCCCAGACAAACCACTCTTTAGAGCCTCCCAAATACTCAACAACCCACATCGTTATAGTCGTGTTGCCAGAAAGCGCATAATCTAATTGACTAGATGCCCCAGTGTGGTCACCAGGGTCCCTAGCATCAGTAAGTTGAACAGACGTACCAGAAATATTAGCAAGATAAAAGCAAGGTCCCCCCGAAGGCATCGCCCACGGGTCAGGAAGTGTAACACTAAGCCCACTGTCTGTAGGGTCAAGAGCAATCACCCTTCCTTGTGTTACTGCGATTGATATATCAGCATCAAACGATATTGTGTCTGCACCCCCATAAAAATACTCATCATAATGTTCTCCGTGGTCAAGTATCTCAACGAGGTCTATTGCCGAAGTTGTACCATATTCAAACGTATCCAGAGAAATTGATAGTAAGTCATCCATTCCTTTTGTGAATCTAACAGGAACATCAAACTCACATCCCGCATAAATAGTAGTCCCGTCATCGGGGTAGTCATCAAAAGTAATCACCCCTGTTTGAATAGATACTGACCACCCGCTAACCATCTCTGTGACACTTGTTTCTCCATCTTCTTGTTTACCTACGCGCACAGTATTTAGAACAGGTTTGAAAATGTTCCTTGTTACAACTGTTGTATCCCCACCCGCAATCTGTGATTGCTGATACCGCTTTTTTAGTTGCGCCGTAAAGTTCGCACCTGTTAGTCCACCTGCTTGATATGTTTTAAGTGGTACGTCATCATAACTACAAGTGGAACGACCATCGTTTGCAGTAGTAAAGTCTAACCAATCTTTATACCTAAAGCCATACGCAGCACCTTTGACACACATGTAAAATTCTAAAACTGACTGCAAATCCGCATAAGTTTTTATGCCGTAGGAGACATCATATTTTCTTCTCGACTTACTCCACCTTGATACTCTTTGCTCCGCGCCTGTATCAAGACCCACAATTGTGGTTGAGAATCCGGGTCCTCCTGAAGAACCGTAAGAGATGTTGTCAGGAAACTGTATTTCATAAAATGACATGATTATTACTCTATTGTACTTCTAAGCCCTTTACCTATCTCTCGTTGAATCTGTTTCTTTGATTTTCTGAAAGAGTCGGCATCCTGTGTGGTTATGTTCATGTTTACTATAACATTTTTTCCGCCTCCGCCCTCGGCTTTCACGCCTAAATCTCCCGAAGGCAGACGAGTAAGTGGCATAATTGCTTCTGCCCCTGCTTCTCCCATCAAGCCAACCCCACCATTAGCCATTGGGAACATGGTTGGTCTATGGACTACACCACCTGTTGCGAAGTTTTGCATTTCACCACCAGACATAACTGCCCCTTGCCTAGCAACACCCACACCACCTTTTCCTAGTCCACCCCCCATACCCATACGCTGCCATATCGCGTCCAAAATTATTGCTTGAATAATCATTTCCATAAGTTTAATAATTAAACCCGTGAACGCCTCTTCTAAAGTAGCCGCCCCTTTAACAACCGACATAATACTTTGAGTCATTGTCTGGGCAAATTGGTGATTGGTAATAAGCATCTCCTGTTTAGTACCCTCATTTTGTTTTTTTAATCTTCCCAATTCTGCAATCAATTCTTTCACTTTATCAATTTGTTCTTGTGACGCGTCTTTACCCATTTCAGCAAGTGCTGTTTGTTCAAGTTGGTACATCTCTAGGGCTAAAGCCCCGTCTTTATTGAGCATAGTTTGTTCTTTTATTAGTTCGTTTAGTTCCTTAATCTTGTCTGCGGGGTCATACTTTTCTAATTGTTGCTTAACCTCTAGTTCCGCCATAAGTGCATCTGTTAATTTTTGTCTGGCTGCTGCGGCTAGGTGTGTTGTTGCTGCATCTATCTGTCGCTTTAGAATCATTTTTTCTGTTTCAAGATTCCATCCTTCTTTTCCTTCCTTCTCCAATTTCAATAACTCATTGTTGAACTTCATATCTGATGCCAACTGCTTCATAGATGTCTTTTCTAAGTCCCTCAAATCTTGCGCTTCTTTTGCTATTTTGGCTTTTTCTTTCCCCGCTTTAATACTTGTTTTCACCAAATCATTGAGCCATGATTGCAACTGCACCGCATTTTCATAATCCGCCGCCAAATCCTTTAGGCGTTTCACTTCATCGGATGTTACTGCGCCGTCTGCTTTTTTTAGTGCAGTGGCTAGTTCTTGTTCTCTGTTATATTTGGCTAACCCCTCTTTTGTCATATTGATTGTGTGCAGTAGGTGGGTGTATTTATCTCCTAGTTCCATCACTTCTTCTTGACCCTCTATTTCCAAGGCAGTGAACCCATCTCCACCCATGTTCTCTATTAGTCTCTTTATCATTATGAGAGTCTCTGTTAGTGCTTCCAACTCTGCTAAGTTGTTGGGGTTAATCATCGACCCACCCCCCGCCAAGGTAACACCCTTCATAGCCTCTTTAACACTTTTCTCTTCTAATATGGCAAACAAGGCTTGTAACTCTGTACCCGCTACAACAATCTCTTTCAACTGCTCTTGCGTAAGACCAGTATAGTCTGTTACATCTTTTGTTAAAGATTCCCATGTTTCCTCGGACTTAGTTGATAGTTCCTGCCACACTCCAATGAACTCATTCAACCCACCCTGAGCATCTTTGACTGCTCCCTGAAGGGATTTAAATTCTTCTGTCTTCGGTCCTTTTGGAAACTCGATACCTTTACCACCAAACAACGCCCCCTCCCAAGTAGGTAGTTTAAAGTTAAACAATGATGTGTTCCCGCCACTCAAACCCATAATCTGTTGGTAAGTTTTTCCTACTGTACTTTCGGCTTCCTCTTTGACTAATTCATTGTTTGCATCCTGTACACTTTCTTTCAATACGTTGTACGCTTGTGCTAATATCCGAATAGATTCAACTTTTCCTTTGGCTATAATTGCTTGAGCGTTTAAGTCACTCACCCTCTCAGTTCTATCTTGTATTCGTTCTTGCATCTCCGCAACGGATTTTGCGTGGTTCGCCCATTCCTGATACGCAACTGCGACTAAAGCAACCGCAGTTGCCAAGGCTGTTATCCAATTTGCAGCCGAAGCCACCTGTAATTGTTTTAATCTACCCGTGAGTAAAAGAACCGCACCTCCCACCAGAAGAAACAGACCGTGTAACACTTTGAGAATCATTAGCGCACCAAGACGAACAACAAGAATCTTTATTACAATTGATAGAGCCTTTGCTGCGTCCTTATATTTATCTACTTTTCTTTCCATACCTCCAAGGATTCGTGTTGTGCTAACCAATACATCCGAAAGAACCCTCATTGTACCCAGTAGACCACCATCACCTGCCGACAACCACAACTCTTGTACAGCAGAACGAAGTGCCTTAAATGAACCGAACAAAGTGTCATCCATTTCCTTCGCTGCTCTTGCTGTTTCTCCCCTTAAATTTTTTTGTAACGCAACTGACTTTCCTATTTCCTCATTTAGTTTAGCCAGTGCCAATGCACCAGGAACAGGTCTACGAGCAAAAATTTGTAGCATCAACGCTGCAAAGTCTGTTGTGTCGCCTAGTTTTTTACCTGCTTCACTGAGGGAATGGAATACTTGTTCTAGTGTCCTAATTGATGGGTTGACATCATCCGCCTTTAAGCCCAACGCATCTATAGCCCTCATTGCTTTGTCTGTTGGTTTAATTAACGCCGCAAAAACACCACGCAACGATGTACCTGCCATAGAGGATTTAATGCCTGAGTTAGCCATAATACCCAAGGCTGCATTTGTCTCCTCAAGAGTAATGCCCAACGCCCCTGCGAAAGTACCCGCATACTGCATCGCATTACCAAGTTGGAATACATCGGTGTTCGCATTGTTCGCAGTATTCATAAGAGAATCTACTACTCGTTCTGTTTCCCAAGCCTTGAGTCCAAATTGATGGATGGTATTCGCAACCATATCACTCGCTGCACCCAAGTCAATAACAGCGGCAGTAGCAAGGTTCAAAGTGTGGGGAATCATTTCCATAACATCTGCGGCTTCAAAACCCGCCCTTGCAAGGAAGGTCATGCCTTCACCCGCTTCTGTTGCTGTAAATCTAGTGGTTGCTCCGAGTTCACGGGCAATTGTTGTCATTCGCTTCATGTCCTCTGTATTGGCACGAGTGACAATTTTAACTGTTCGCATGGTTCTTTCAAAATCAACCATCGTTTTGGTAATATCACGGATAACATATAGACCAAGAAAACCCCCCGCAAGCATACGGAGGTTTAAACCAAGTGTATTAACACTTTTACCTGCCGCTAATGCAGAAGCACTTACTGTACCCGCAGCACCCTGAAATTGTTTTGCACCAACAGCAGCAGCCGCTGCGTTGATTTTTAACATTAGTGTTTGCCCAATAGTCATAAGTTATCTTCGCTTTGCCTTGGCGGCACTAATGTCCTTTTTGCTTTTCTCGTGTTGTTGGCTTAATTTTTCTGAGGTATAGTTCAAGAACTCAGAATCTAGTTGGCGAATGTAATACATATAATCTGACCTACTTTCGTGTTCATAAATACCATTAAAATCTAGCCATGAACCTATCTCTGAAATAAGTATCGCTGATGCGCCTACTTGCGACATATTTCTTGTTGAACTTAAATCACTAAATGCCTTCCAATAACATATTAACCATTCGTATAACTCTGGTGCATTATCTAACGCCGCTACTTGCTGTCCCGCTTCTTGTTGTCTGAGGAGGTGCTTTTCGTGCTTTCCCCATTCGAGTTGGAATCGCAAGTAGCCTCTGAGTTTCCCGATGCTTCTTCCATTTCATCACTTCTAAAAAGTTCTGCTTCTCCAGAAACATCTTTAACGATAGAATAAAATTCGGGGTACTCTCTGAATATCTCAAGGGCTTTTTTAGATGAAAACTTAATAACAGTGCCATCATCTTCTTCAAGACCTTTCCAATCTTGCAGAACATGGTCAGCCACACATTTCATGGCTAACTTTTCCATGTCTTCTATTTTCATTGTGCCTAGACGCATTTGCCTCATAAAAGGCTTTCCTGCTTTTCTTAGTGCCTCTTCATATTCAGGATTCCCCAATCGAGCGACTTTAAGATGCAAGTCTGCACCGCAGTCTACCCATATACCCTCTGATGAGGTTTTTAGTTGTGAAATTTTGAACGCCATAGTTATCTCCTTTGGGTTGAGTCTTAGTTTATATTAACTTTAAGCACCTGTCCATTTAGTGATACGAATTGTGCAATCTTCATCTGCTGAATCATACTGAATGTCACTTCTAATTGCTTCCCAAGACATATCAGCGATAAGGTCTTGATTTTGTCCACCCGCAACACGCTGCGCAGATGTGTAAACAATCTTAGGGAAGTCAAGGCAATAAGCATTTCCATCTACATCGTCAAAAACAATCGCTAATGCAGAGTCATTAAAATTCAAATACTTGTCAATCATTGTCGCATCGCTGTAGTAGCGTTGGAATGTACCGCTTACATTGCAAGTACCTGTACCAATTGCCACAGCACCCAATGTACCTATTTCTAATCGAGGTCGTAGGTTATTGGAAAGAGACATTGTAAACGCTGTGATATTTTTAGAAGCGTAAGTTGTACCTTCCATTACACCGTCAACATCCTCAATTGAGTTCATAACATCTTCATTGGTTGCATCAACATGGTCAGAGCCAAGTTCTGTATCATTTGATTCACCCTTTGCACCAATCCAAGAAAACGACCCTGTTACAACTGCTTCTGTTGTAGCACTTAAAGTCATACCATCAATCATACAACCACTGTATGCTGCTGAACGACCTGATGTTGCTGTATCAATGTCTTCATGTACTCTTTGTATTGTGTATGAGCGTTGCTTTGCGCCGTTTTTGACTTGACCACCCTGTACCATTGTGGGGGTAGCACTAGCCGTCTCGTCTGCACCAATAGTACCATAAACAACCATCTCGTTAGAATCAATGGTTTTGATTTTGAAGTAGCCATTACTTGCATCATCAGTGAATCCTGCTGTCTTAATCCATTGTCCTGGCGACATTTCATCAAAGTTCGGACTATCACCCCCTTGAGTGAATGTAGCGGTTGATTGTGTTACTTCGAGTGTTCCCAGGGATGGAAAGGTAACTGCTTCTGTAAAGGTTTCTGCCGCTTGGTCAGACATTACAGCCGCAAGCATAAGTTCTGCGAAACTGTAAGACAGTTCAAAGCCAGTATCACCTGCAACACTGAGATTTGAACGGACAACATCAGCAATCTGACGGTCGGCTCTAATTTCAGCAGAGGTGATAGTTGAGGTTTCTTGGTGCATGGACTCGCCAGTTATACGCATTGTGGAATAGCCACCAGATGCAACGGGGGAAGTACCGTAGGCACTCTCTTTTCCGTATAGTATTGTTACTCTATTTGTATCAGACATAATTTTAATCCTTAATTTTTAGGAGATTTCATCCGCAAAATACGGACATGAGACATTGATTTGCCACCACTGACTGCCAGTTCTCCCAACATGCGTGATTGACGGGGTTCTAAACACTACTGAGTTATTCACCACAGATGTCTTATCTGTTGTGGCTAGGAACTTCACTACAATCCTATCGGCAAGGATTAAAGCATCTCTCGTACCTTTCTCAAGTACAGAGAAAATTTGGGCTACCGCAACACCATTGTGTCTATATCTGCCCGTATTACCCCCTATATCGGCTTTAATGGTGTTTCCAGAAAGCACTGACCACCTAATCCACATCTCGTCATCAGGTTGGTCAAAAGGGGCGTTATCGTATGCAATAAGGTACTCGTCACCGAACTCATCGGAGAATCGTTTTCTGATTACATCATGTAATTTTTGCGCGGATTGAACGGTCATGTTGCGGTCACACTATGCTTTAAAGTTAATCTGTTCACAGTTACCCTTAACATTCCTTGTCTCCCGTGTTGGCGGCTGTTGCCATTTTCAAGGTCTTCGATGTAATCCACATTGTTTGTTATATATACTGCTTTGGGGGTTTTATTATCTGCCGTGGCTTTTAGTATTTTTGCCGTCCCTCTTTCAATAGAGTTAGCACCTTTTTTATCCATTCTTGAATCTGTTGCTTTTGCCATTGAACGACCTGCGGTAGTAACATTCCAGTTACCTTTAGCACGACCAGTATCAACAGGAGTCATATCAACAAGACCCTCTAAAGCCTCTAGGCTAATTTTCTTTATGGCGTAAGAAAGTTGTTGCGCAGGAAGAGCCGCCCCTAAGTTAATAACTGCTGTTGCAAATATCTTACTGTTACTTCCTATCATTATCGCCTCAGTTGCATTTCATATATACCAATTTCATCACCAGTGTACCCAGTTATCACATTCATAACACGCCAACTTTGATTATCGAAAGTGACTTCAAGACCATTTGCAGGAGTAAACAGCAGACCAGAGGAAGATATAGATATAGAACAATCATTGCTCTCTATAATATCACCATCAATCATGTCGGAACTGTAGTTAGCAGGTGGAGTAGACTTCACGGTGTACTTTTTCACACCAGACTCAACGACAGAACCATCATCAGGGTCATAAGAAGCAAGACCTGGTACAACAAAGACCACATTCTTACCATAGTCATCTATGATAGATTTAATCTTTGGTATTAGGGTTGTATCAAGTGCTGTTGCCATTACCCTCTTTCCATAACTATTGTTCCTGCGTTTCTAAGCATTCCACGAAGTAAAGTTGATACCTTTCGGTATGTCTTTATTTGGGACTTCCCGCCCTCATACTTCGTTGTTGAGGCTACTGACCCAACACTTACGCTTTCTTCTGAAATTATCCCCGTATTAGTCAAGTCAGGCAATAAGTCTTCGGATAAAGCCAAAACCGCCGCTTCACAGCAAGCGTGTTCTAAATTTGTAGGTACATCATCATTACCAACAGCAAAGCCATCAATATCTATAATGTCTGTGCGAGGAAAAGCAAGTGCTTGTTCCTTATACACCCTTCTACCTATCCAATTTCCGTTATACCTTCTGTCTAAATAAGCAGTGGCGTTTCTTATAGCCGCCTCTTTATCTGAAGTTGTTACAGCAGAATCGTTCCAAGCCGTTGAGCCTTGACGATTCGTGAAATAAGTGTCTGTAAAATCTACTGAAACATAGGCTTCCGCATCACTTTTACCTGAGCCATCTTCAACAACAAGAGCCATTTAGTTAATCCTCATTATCATCTTTTGGTTCTGATTTTTTAGAGAAAGATTTCTTTTTGATTGGTTGCGCTGCTTTTTTGTTTCCGCCAGGGACTTTGTATCCCCTAGCCAAATATGATTCAAGTTCAGACTTTAGGATAGTAAGACGACCTGAGCCATTTGCAACATCCATTGTTTCTGAATTAGTCATCGTTACTACTCCACTTCTTAGAGGTTTTCTTGGTTGTCTTTTTAGGAGCAGGAGCAGGTTTACTGCCTTCTGGGTAATATCCCAGTGCTTCCCATTTTGCTTTTCCGCCTGTGTCACAAACAACAGAATCGCCTTTAGAATTAACCATTTTTGTCGTTGGTACTTTTAATGTTTCAGACATTTTTGTATTCCTTCTTTATTGATGTTACCCCGCCCCCAGTGAGGGCGGGGTATTATCAAATTCTAACAGCCAGACTTACGAAGTAGCAGAGTAGACTTTACAAGCATACTCAGGACGAACACATTTTGTACCATAAAGAATATCAAATTCCCAAGTGGTTTGTTTGTATTGTCGTTGAACTTCAAGGCGTAATGAAAGACCAGTTTGAGGGTCAGTCATAGACATCATGTTGCTTCCCATTGCTAGGTCGCTTGCTGAAGCCATCAAAGGACGAGTTGCAAGAGCAAACGCATCTCTGTGGAATGCAAGAGCAACACGGCGGGATACACCATCTGTGCCATCACCAGGAGCGAAGAAGGTGATGTCAGTGTCATTTGCCGTTGCAACTTTTAACGCAGGGCTGAAAGTAACATCAGCGTTACCACTTGCAAGTGAAACATCTGCTGCAACAGAATACATTGTACTATCACCCGCAATAGTGAACGAGTCACCTGCTTTAAGGGTTTTAACAGCGTTGTATGTCATTGAGATAGTTCGTGCGCCAACAGCAGCCGTACCGTTCGTTAGAAGCGTTGCATCATCTGCCGCAGTACCACCTGTGTGGAGTGGACAATCATCATCAGCAAACCAACGGAAACCAAATCGTTCGCCAATCTCACCACGAACCTGAATGTTCTCAGTTGAGCCAGGACCTGCATTATTCCATTGGCTGAATCCTGTAAGACCAAGAAGGTCTGCTTCAGCGGCATGGTTAATAACAAAAGCACGGTCTTGATTTGGTGCGTTAGAAATGTTGAGTCGCTTTCGTGCTTCAACAATATCTGCAACATCCAAAGCCGAGCCATCTGTGTTAGCGGCATTACCAACATCTGTGTATGTAGCAAAGATGTCTTGGTTTACTTGATTTGCAATACCACGAACTGCTTCTGAAACTTGCATCGGAATGAAATCACGATTTCGGTCTACTTCAGTAAGTTCTTTGTCGGTAAGGTGGAAAGGAGTATTCTTGTACCACTTGTCCAATGAGATTTGCACGAGGTCAGGAGTCGTGTCACCTGGAGAAGGAAGAATATTACTTGGTGAAACTGGGGCAACTGCGATTGCTGTACTGATTGGTACATCAATAGTTGTGCCTTTTTGGGCGGCTTCTGTACCATAATCCATATTAACTAGACCAGGGAGAATGCAACGCTCACGAAGAGCCAATAGACCTTTTGCAAGAATCTTCGGCATGATATTTGTAAGTGTGTTAGCCATTGGGCTTTCCTCTTTTCAAAATGTGAAACTAAAAGAACAAACCCACTACAAAGGAGTTTGTAAAATTGTGTTCCGCATCATCCCGACACGGTGGCATCTCGCCGAAGTAAGAACACTTAATCTCCTGTAACTATTGAGTCGCCTGAAGCGATTGCCTCAATGTTACTATTAAGTGCTTCTTGGTCAAACCGACTAATACTTCGGCGACCTGTACCTCCTGAAGAGGTATTATTTGTGTTCGTAGCCCCACTTCCTGTGGAACCTGAACCTTTAAATGCACGAGCAAATGCGTCACTCGTCTTCATTTCTTCTACTAACTGAGATATTGACATAGGCGAACCTTGTGCATCCCCAATACGAGGATTACCACTACTATCGACCACTTCTGCAATGAAAGAGCCATTTTCTGCTCTTCTCATCCTAGTTTGATTCATAACATGCGGTAATAATAAATCCACAGACCCCTCAAGGTCTGCAATGGCTTTTGTGGCGGAAGAAGTAATGAGGTTTTGCTCTAATTGCCCAATGAGAGACTTATTTTCATCTGTCATTGACAGTAAAGAAGCCTCATGTTGCTTGATTAACTGTGCTTCCCGTACCTTTATTGCCTCTGCAACTTTTTTATCTGGGTCAAAATCTGCGTATTCTGAGATTTTTTCTAATGCTTCTCTTGCCTGTGTAGCATCTAAACCTTCAAATTGTTTAAGTGCTTTACTTGCGGCTTGAGCATTTGCTCGTTCTTTTCCTAGAGCCGATTTAAGGGCGGTTGTGTTTTCCAACTCGTACCCATTTGCCCCTGTTACATTCAATAAAAATGAGCCATCCTCTTGCTCACTGTAAAATGATGCAACGCCCTCATCTAATCCATCGGTTGTACTTATGTGTGCTTGTAATTCTGTCATACTATCGGTTCTCCTGTTTTTCGGGCTTCTCGCCCATGCAATGTAGTAGTTCTATTTACTTCTTCGGCAATAACATTCTTGCTTCCGTACTATTCTATCATTTTATCATCACTTTTGTAAATATGTAGTGGACACACGATGGGCAGGAGGTTTACCCACCGTGCGCCCCATGCAGACCCAACCCAGGGCAGCAAGAACTTCTACACAAATTACATCGGCAGAGAATAAGAAGAACATACCTACTATCACTTTGGAATTAGTTTTTACTTTACAAAAAGCGTTAGTTAATAAATGTGGTGTTTTTAGGTATGTAAGCAATTCTTACTCTTTCGCCATAATGTCCGATTAGTAATACAAGGCAAGAATCTATATGGAGACTCATAAGACGGCGAAAATTGCGTGTATATCTTGTACACACGCACCCCACACACCAACCAATACAATTGATTGGCTTCTTTCCACACTGTCTAACATAAAGGGTCTTACTCATTTTGGGCATTTGGGCGACCTTTTTGAATCTACTGTAGCCTCGGTGCATCCTTCGGATGACACGGATACACATACGTTGGAAGATGAATATGAACATGCCCATAACCTTTTGTCGGCAATACGGGGAACATTGAGTCCCGACTGTGAACTTTGGATAAACAAGGGAAATCACGATGCCAATATCGAAGCCCGTGACCCCCGCAGAGTACCATCAAGGCTCAGAAGTTTAGTTCATTGGAATATGCACCCCGTTTTTAGGGAAGAGTTTAAAAAATGGGAATGGCTACCCTACGAAAAATCTGCTCGATGTGTTAAAAGCATTGGGCAGATTTGTTTTTATCATGGTTTTGACGCGGGGCTTGTAAGTGATGAACTTGAGGGGCTTCAAATGTTGAACGCAATGCCGAACGCCCAACAACAAACTTTCAGACTAATGGTTCGTGGACATACACACCGACCCATACCCCCAACACAAATGTTGAGGACAAAAAAAGTTCCACTTCCGTTTTGGTATGCTAATGTAGGTACATGCGGTCCTCTCAAGCCTGACTATATGATTCGTAAAGACTCTAGCCAGTGGGGGGCAGCAATACTTATAGTGGAATGCCGAATAGACCGCCCATCCCGTCTTGTAGGCAAATGTTGGGATGCGGAACTAATTAGGATGCCTAAATAATGCGTGTTGAGATACGAGGTAAAAGGTGGAGTCTGGAGGCAGTAGATTACCTGCATGATGGTAGTTGTGGAAGCATAGACCCCTCTGACACACCACAGAAGCGTATTCTTATAGCCCGTAACCAGACCCCTGTAGACCAACTTGACACTGTGTTGCACGAATGTTTACACGCCGCCTTTCCTGACCTTGATGAAGAGGTTGTAACAGAATCAGCAACAGACATCGCCAAGGTATTACATAGATTAGGGTGTAGATTGAGTTTGTAATAGTGGCTGTATACTCTCCATCTTGGCAAACAAAATCAGAAGGAATGGCTGAGGAAGAAGTTTTATTGCTTCTTCAAAGCACCCCCACTAAAAGACTATTAGGTTCTTTAAAGGGGTTTCCTCACATCCTCCAAGAGATTGCGAGAGAGCAAACAAAAGAAACAGATAAAAAAGACATGCTGTGGATGTCAGATAGATTGAGGCTAATTGTTATAGTATTAGAACAACAGTGGGAAATTGAAACTAACGAGAAAGCATAAGGTCTTCTAACTTAACTAATTGGTCGAGCGTTAGGGGTTTATATTTTCTATCAATAAACTTATCCATAGGCACAACACCCCGCCTATATAATGCCGCCTTGCCTTTACCCATTACTTCATTTTGAAACTCCACTGGCTGTCTTCTAATCCACTGAGCATAAGTTACATTAGCAGGGACTAGCCCGTTCATTGATGCTCGTGTACCTAATGGGGCTTCTTTTAAGTTAATTCCTAATTCTTTCCAACTCCTAGTTACTGCAACCGTTGTTGAACGACATTGATGGTGCATTGGGGGTCTAGGTCCTTCATAGATTCCAAACACTTGACCATCTAATGTTCTACAAATATCCGTTGTTCTCCCATCAAGAACAGCAACATATTTAACTCCTTTTATTATGTCGCTATTCTCAGCCCAAAGCATTTCTCTTGCTTGGGATGCTACATGGCTGATTGCAGTTCTAACTATTGTTGATGCGTGTCGTCTTGTCGTGTGCAAAGCCCCATCAACAAAAGAAGTAGTCGATGTACCCATAACACGCCTAACAATTTTAGGCGTAGATTCACCAGTAGTAATACCAATGTTAATTTGACTTGAAATAGTCGCTTGTGCATGTGTTTCTAACCCCTTCCACCAATCTTTTAGTAATCTGCCCTCAAAAGGTTTACTTGTCATAATTGAACGAAGCATGTTGTTTGAAGGTAAAATAACTTCAGGGGCTAAATGCAATACACCCGCCTGTTCAAGCGTTCTATTCAAAAGTGTTTGTTGAAATTGGGCTTCATATACCCCTATATCGCTTAAACTTTTCTTTACATCCACACTAGCACTTACTAAACCCGCACGAATAAGTTCGTGAATGCTCTTTAGCATTGCTTGGTATCTTTTTGTTTTCCACACATTACTGTCATATCCCCTTGCAGTAATACGAGCAAGCCTTCTCTCTAAGGTGTTTGCTATATCTGGAAAAACTTCGTTATTCAAAAAAGAAACAACAGCATTTACTTCATTGGTTTTAAGCCTCTCTATGAAAATTGAATGGAGAATAGAGTGGTCAAGAATTGCACCATTTACTGAGCCAATAAGCCCCAATGCTTTTTGTCTTTCTGCAAAACGAATAAAATCAATGGAAGGTGGCATTATTCTCCGTCATCGGGGTCAGATTGTTTTTGCTGACTACCCTGACAACAATCCCCACCAACTTGTATCTGCCCACACGCAGCACACTGAGTATGACCGTGACAATAAACAGGAACAAGAACGCGACCACACCTGTCACAAAGGGGTTTGTTTTTTAGCATGTCTTTAGTATTTGTCATCTAATTTAGTTTCCTTTTCATTTTTATTCGTCTGCGCTTCATCCTCATCTTCGTCTGCGTCTTCAGTAAACGAGAGTGGGAGCATTGCGAGTGGTGGACCTTCTTCTTCGATAGCCTCAATTTCTGCATCAATATCCACCACCTCCGACAATAAACCCCGCCTCTTAACTTCTCGTAAGAAGGTGTCGCCCGATAGCAACGCCGCTTTACGCATTTCGATGAGGGAGCGAATATCATCACCAATGCGTTCGGAAAGACCAAAATCATTGTTAATATCAATTGAAAAAGTTTCAGGTAACTCGGTTTTTGTCCACCGTGTAGCCTTTTCAAACGCTTTTTGTAGTGTGTTTTCAAGTGCGCGAATCCATGCTTGTATAGATGTGTGTGTTCTACTTTCGTCAAGAACTCTTCCTGTTGCAGTCTGATTTCCTGAGCGTTGCACGATAGGTTGAAGACCAAGGACTTTCATTCTTTCTTCAAGTTTGTCTAAGTCTGCTTGCCCTGTTTCAATTGCGTTACCATTGTGTTCTACATAACTAACCTTTGCATCTGCATTCGTTGAGCGAATAAGTTGATTAGGACCAATTGTAAGACCCTCTTCCATTTCTTCTTCTGAGAATCCTGCCGCAAATAACACGCCAACCCTTGCAAACCTTAAAATGTTTCGTTGGTCAGACATGCTTTGCCAGTGAGCAAGATTTAACCAAGCCAAATCCTCCATTGGCGGTGTAGAAGTCATCGTCCCTGTTCTTGCTACATAATAAGTAACAATAGGAATACTCCCAAACGAGTGTGTGTTAGAGTCAATCAGAGAGTAATCTGATTCTTTGTTTGATTCATCTTTTCTCCAGAGTTCCCAATTGTGAGGTGTGTACACCCTAATGTAGTCTACTTCTTTGTCACCAAACTCACCGTCTGGCTCTGTTTTTTGTTCGTGTATTCTTACTTGTGTTAAAACTTCTTTACCATTACTTGCTATTTCAGTTCTCCAACCTATCACCTGTGTTGGATTAACATGGACAAAAATAGGACGAACACCTGCTTCTTTTTCATCTGCGAGAGTTGCGGTAGGAGAGAACTGAGGAAAATCAATTAAAATATGCGAACACCCGTAAGTAACCCCTGCTGTAAAGACATCTCTTGCAAATTGTGTGAGGTTTCTTCCATTCATATCCATGTCTTGAATCCACTCTTCTGTTTGGTCGGTCTTATCGCCTAAACAAAGAACAGGTCTACTAAATGGCTTTGATACAAGTTTTTCTATTGTGTCTCGATAAGAGTTATACAAAAAAGAACGATTAAGCCTGTTTATGTATGCTTCGGCAGACTCTCGTGGTTCTTGTGCAAGCCACTTGGTTCTACCCTTTCTCATTTCTTGTGTACCGCCCATAAGAGCGTGTAACAACTCCCACTTCGCAGACATTTCATCATACTCAAGGCTTGTTGAGTCTACTTTATTGTTTTCTTCGTTTGCCATTATGTTTCTCTTTAGTTATTGTTCAACTTGATAATATAGTTTACTGTTACAAATTTGGGTTTGTTTTCATGCGACCTTCCGCTGCCCACCTCTTGAAGATAGGGTGGTGATTCTGGTTCCCCACCAGTAGTATCATTTCTATACGCTTCTCCGTAGGTTGCTCTGTATTGCTGCCCCGATGACATACCATCGCGGAACATGTTGTTTGTTGGTTCTGGTGGACTTGTTTGACCATCATAATCACCACCATCAAACTCAAAGAATCGTTGCCACTTGTAACTGCCGTATTGATGACCACTGCTTCCTTCTGACCAACCGAGCAATACTGAGTGAGTGTGGGAGGGCATGTCCCCCTTTTGTAGTGTTACCGAATTTTCGCCTCCAGTATCGCCTATTTGTTGAAGACCAGGTCCACCAACGCCCATTGCAAAACTGTCTGCCATGTCAGGTAATTGGAAGTTATCGATATCTGTGCTGCCGAAATTAGTGCCAATTACAGCATATAAGGCACTGTATGTAGTTCGGTCTAGTAATGTGCCATCACAAAGATGCCAGTTGGTTGGTGCTGTTTCCCCTCCGAACATCATAATAGAACCAACAATCGCCATATCCGTACCATCCGCACCATCCGCACCATCTGTACCCTTTGAAGTAAACAAGTTCCAATCATCGCCGTGGACAGGGGTAATATCCAACACATCATCATCAAGACAAATCCATGTTGAGCCGTTGTAATGCACTACGTCATTTTTATAGTATGTTTCCGCGTTGTCGTAAGTGCCACGCCACTCAAAACCTGTCGTGAGTATCTCCCAATACCCCGCACCATCGGGACTTGGTGTATCTGCTGACCCCGAACTGTGAGGAAACGTACAAATATATGCGCGACCTTGGTAATACACACAATCATCTATGATATAAGAAGCAGAAGCATTATACGCCCCCACCCAATTAAGCCCTGCGTCACCTGTTCGTAATAAAGATACTGCTACTTTCTCACCATCATTGAAGACATTTGGTGCTATAGAGTTTACGATATTTTGTATATCGAGCGTATGAACATTCCCATCTTTTGTGTGGTCAGTTATTTCATAACTCATCCATCTTGTAGTGTCATTCGCAGAAGTTAGTCTAACTAAACCCAACACCTTTGCATCGGCAGCACCTATCCACTCATTGTACAGCGTGTCCAAGTTTGTACCATCTACATCTGTGCTTGATATATACAACTTAGTTACTGAAAGTGGTGTTCCATTATTTAGTCTTAGTTCACCACCAGAGGGGTCATCTCCTGTCGCCGTGTCGAATAAGTACCCCGAACCTGCTGAACCTGCCGAACCTGCCGAACCCCCTCTAGCAAGTATTTCCCAGTAAGAACTTCCTTCAGTTGGTTCTTGGTCTGTTCCTTCTTGTACACAAATCCATGTTGAGCCGTTATGCAAAACGGCATCACTTAAATTGTATGTTGTAGCAGAGTCCCATGTACCTTGCCACTCTGTCCCTCTGTCCCCTGTTCGCATCACACTAATAGCAATATCATCGTTGTGTGAAAAGGGCGTAGAATCAGGTGCGTATGCCGTGCTTTCTATTAAATCTAATATCAACCAACCACCCGCATCTTCTGTGATGCTGCCCACATTAAAGACAATAAACTCTTGATTGTCTTGTAAAGTAGCGAGAGTCATTGTACATTTCATAGGACTTGTAGAATCATTAAAAGACAATACATACTCTGATAAGTCATTGCCATCTTTGTCTGTATTTGCTAACCAACATGTAGAGGCGTTGCCTAAGTCTAATATGTTAAATCTGCACGAACCATCCGTAGTGCTGCCTCCGCTAGTAGTACCATCATATATATAGCCGTTTCCTATTTGCCCTCCCGCAGGACCAGGTACAGTTGACTCATCCCCTTGGTCGCCTTTTTGTACTAGTACATCCCAGTAACTAGAGGACTCGGAAGGGGGTTGCATTGTGTGTTGTTGTGTACAGATATAACTCTGTCCGTCAACAGGATAGTACACAGCATCATCTACCTCATACGTTGTTGTTGCCCACCAATCTCCTTGCCAATATATCCCTTCCTCCCCCTGTATACCCTGGACACCTTTTGCAGACACAAGTTGCCAACTGTCGTTTGTACCCCCACTTGTTGAGGGTGGGTCATGTAATGCAACACCTAACAAGCAGACCCACGAACTTCCGTTGTGTTCAACAATTTCTTTTTCATAATATGACTTTAACGAGTCATAAGTGCCTAGCCACATCCCTGCTGTTGCTGCGAAACTGTCCCACCACGCATTGTTAAAGTAGTCGCTTGGGGTTTCGGGGGGGCTATTGTCTGTATGTCCGTGGACTTTACTGCGCCATGAACTTCCTTTGTAAAAGACAACATCACCTAGATAGTATTCTGTGCCTTGGGCATAATTACCTACATAGTTTGTATGTCTCCCCGCAATCAAACCCCAATAACTACTATCATCATAATACAGTTCGGGAGGTCTATTGGAAGTAGAGGAGGTGTGTGTAGCGGTACAAATCCAAGCATTGCCATAATACTCAACAGAATCTAAAGTTGTGTAGGAAGTCAAGTCAGCCCATTCGCCGCGCCAGTTAATGCCCGTTGCCCCGCTTGTTACCATTACGTCCCAGTGCGTAGTGTCATTTTTTGGGTTTATGATTTGACCACCCGCTAGGTCTGATGTGTCTTGTATACAATAATACACAACTCCCTCATAACTTACTGCATCCGCTTTTAAGTAATGCTCCAGTTGCAGCATGACCCATTCGCCTCTCCAGTTAAGCCCAAATGGTCCTTGTATCCCCGCGTTTTGAACAATAATTTGAGGTCTTGGAGAAGTTATTGTTACCGTGGGCGTAACATCTGTAATAACAATAGAATTAGGTGCAACCACTTGAAGCGTATTACCCGCCTCAGTAACTTGAACCGTAGGTCTAGTTTCAGTTATCTCAAGAATGTTGCCCATTAAGCACCATATTCAGAAGCAGTTACGCCAGGTGAAACAGTCGCCTTGCCCTCTATTAAACGGGTTACTGCACCATCGGCAGTTACAAGTTCAAGGTCATACACATTTGTAGCGGGTGCTGTTAATGCACCCGTGAGTGCATCGCTTATGACAACCACAATTGTACCTGCCACACCCCCCAAAGCAATACCACTTGTATTGCCTGAACCACCCGCTGCGCTAGTCAATGTAACTAACGCAGATTCGGATGTGTATTCTTGACGAATCTCCATACGAGCATCAGTATTTGTTAAGTCTATAAGTTCGCCGTCACTGTCTTTATATGTAATTGTCAATGAAAAGGTAGCACCCTGCTCAACAACTATGTTGTATTGGTTTGCTACTACAGGCATATTATTTCCATTCTCCTGTCATCCATCTTGTTATTACTTTTCTGAAGCCCAAACCTAATGCTGCACCAATACCGAGCCAAATAATTGCCTCACCTAAATCAAAAGTTGCTAAAAAATTCATATTATGTTCTTCCTTTAACCTTGTTATACGCTGCTTCGTAACCAGGGTCACTCGCCCTCTTACTTGCAACACTTTCACGAAAAGTGGTAGGACTACTATCGTCCAAGACCTTTAAATCTAATTCTGCCTCTTGTAATTTTCTTTTAGGTATCAATAAACCTATGCCCCAGAAGAACGAACGAATAAAACCAAGAATACCGCTTCGCCACAGAAAGACAAAGATAACAACAATACCTATCACAATCGCAACAGTAGTCGTCATGTTTGCCCACCACGGTACAACATCTTTTACACCGTGTAAATCAGTCCGTATGGAGTCTGCTAACCCTTGGATGTCTCTTTGCTCCTCTATTCCTGCTGTCGCTTCAGAGCCAATCTCCTGCTGTTCTGCGACACCCTCTAAATCCCCCGATTTCTCAAATCTCGCTTCAGAACTCTCAGCCAAACCACCAATGTTTTTTAATCTTGATTCCGAACTTACAGATAAATCTCTCGTATCTATTGCACTACTATCTATCGAATTTTTAGCAGACCAACACCCCATTAACGCAAGTAAACAAATGGCGGTTATCGCGGGGCGACAAATTACAATAATTCTGTTCCAATATAGTAAACACATTATAGAAAAAGTCCTTTTGTCTGCTTAATAAATTCTTCTTTCACGGGGTTCATTTCTAACGCTGCAACTGCCCACGGTTTTACGAAAACAGTGGTGGGGGTAAGGTGGGGTACAAATTTCACTCCTGTTATATCAACAGTGTTGTCTCCACCATCATACTCATTATCGCCCATTAACATATTGGCAACATCAATAAGTTTATCGTGTCTGTTTATTATCCATAGAGTGTCTCCTGTCTTCAGGTATATCGTCAATTGGTAAGGTGCATCCTTACCCTCATAATCCCCTTCTCCATTTACAAAAGATGCCATATTACAATACCTCTTCTACGAAGGTCTGTCGATTTACCCGAACAGGGTGTCTTTTTGCTACATAGTAGCCCAGAGCATCAGTTAAGTGAGTAATTTTAGGGTCTACTCGTTTATCTATTTCTCCACCACCACCAGGAAGTAGACGCACACCTTCTAAGTCTTTTATCGTCATTGGGGCTGTTCGTGGGTCTACTAGCATTTTTATAGTTCCGTCTACACCTTTCATTCGACTATTCATTGCATTTACACGGACTCGTTCTCGTGGATTCTTTCTATCTACACGAAACTTTAACCTATTTCCGAAAACTGGCTTCAAAGAGTTCTTAATTAAATCCCAATCTGAACCGTGAACCTGTGCAGTACCCCTAGAACCGCCAGTTGCATCACCATAACACATCACACTACCACGATGCTCACCCCAACTCGCAATAACCTCTTCACAAACCATAGGAGTGTTACTATTGTTGGGAATATGAATCTCACCTATCACATTCGTGGTACTCCCCTTCTCTTGACACATAACCGCAACGCCAGGATTAACATTAAAGTCAAAACATAAAATTAAATCATCATCTGGGTCATAGGGTAACAGTGGCTTTGTATTTGTGTTCGCATTAAAAGAGTGATATGCCCTTCCTTCAAATGTAACAAACGAAGCACAGTATTCTTGCTGATAAGTCAACTCATCCAAGTCACGCTTCGCCGCAGAAATTTCCCTTGGGTCTAAAATCCCCTCACTTGTCCAAGTAAATGCTTCCCAATCTCCCGTTACATCTCTTTTTGCTGCTTGGTACAAGTCGTAGTAGTGGTTTCTGCCTTCAGGCACACCAATAAAGTCCACCCAACCCAAACGGTCAGATAATGCAGGACGCAAATGCTCCCCCCACACCTTTTCCTTCATATTCCCGTATTCATCCAACACAATGCCATTTAAAGGTCTACCTTCTATCCGTTCAGGTGCATCTAGCCCCAAAACCGTGATTTCAGCACCATTTATTAGGAAAAGAGACAATAAACCCTCACTAGGAGGCTTTGCCAACAGATTCTTGGGAATCATTGCCTTTAAATCAGACCAATAAATACGCTTCGCCTGACTATGCGTAGGCGCACTCACCACGAACCAAGCATCTGCCCATTTTGTCTCAGTTAATGCACGAAGAATAACTCGTCTTTTAGCACATTCCGTCTTCCCAGACCGCCTACCCGCAGGTACTACATTGAACCGCGTTGTACTTCTCATGTACTTTTGCTGTTCTTCGTGATACCGAAGGGTTGTCCATCGCTCTGTTAGTCCCACTTTTAGGCATCATCGTCTGAGGATTCGTCTTCGTCAACATCATCGCTAGTCTCTTCTTCCAATTTATTGATGTAAGACGCTCCGAAAATAGCCGCAGCAGCGTTCTGAATAGCCCTAGCCGCTTCAACAGGAGTAGATTGTGGTTCAGTTAGACCAAGTAGCATGTTTAATTGCTCCTGTGCCTTTAACTTATTAGTGATACTTGATTTCTCGTCAGCAATAATGGCACGATACAACTTAACCGCCGCCTCTTTATGCTCTTCAGGAGAATTAACATCCTCCTTCACTTCAAAATCAGGGAGCAAGTCGCCCTTACCATCTAACCTAACCCAAATTTCACGAAGATGCTTAAAAGAACCATCCTTCGCTTGATTTATGGTTTCTTCGATTAAATCTTCAGCAATCTTGATGCCAGACGCTTTTGTTCCATCACCCTCTTCACGCAATCTCTTGTGGAGAATGTAAGTTAATGAAGGTGGTCTACCTCTACCCGCTTTATTCCCTTGATTAAAGCCACACCCATTGCCCTTCTTGAATTTACCGTCAGCAGTCCTGTTTTCAGAATCCTCAGAAGCAGGAATCCGCTTTGGTCTACCAAAACCGTTGAACTCTTCTTCATTATTATCTTTTTGTTTATCTGGCTTCTCGCCACTCATGTTTATACCTCTTTTAAGGTTGTTTTTTTGTCATATATGCTTCTCGACCCCCGCACCTTACCACTGTATCGTCCTTTTTTGAGTTGTAGGTCAAAGATTCGTGGTTCTTGGTTGGTTGGAGAGAGATTTTTTTTATTGTTTCTTTTT